AAGAGTTGTATAATCACCATCCGCTGGTCGTACTGTTACAGTTTTGTCCGCCAAGTTTCCTATCCTCCCGTCAAACCCTGTGGGGCTTTTGGGCACACAGTAGACGTGTTGTCTATATTACCAGAGGCGTAACACGGAGGTTTAGAGCCGCCAAACCATTGTAAATGTACTTGAGAAAAATCTATTTTACGGCTTTCCATTTTATGCAACATTTATCCTTACCATCAGGCCCCGCAGCATAAGCGGAGCAACTAAATGGTCTACCAAAACCAAGCCTACAAAGGAATTTCCCTGGTTCATCGGGTTTTGGTATTCGTTCTACACAATACCCATCTTCTCTTGCTTCAACTGTAGTATCCTTTCATCCGGGGCCTTTGGGCGTACAACATTCTCCGCAAAAATTACATCGAACAATTTTAATTTTCCAGGGCTTGTTCTTGAACTTCTTAGCGACAAGCTCGATACCTTTAAATATTCGTATTGCTGAGCCATCATCAACCCAATCCGGCAAGTCAAGTTCTATTTTCATAATAAATCCACAGACATTCTAGCAATATCATTTGCTCAATAAAAAAAAACTCCTAGGCATAGTATACCTAGAAGTTTTAAAATTAGATTCATTTAGTAATTTTCTAGATAGTCCGCCAGCAGTTGACATTCCACTGGCTACAAATTTATATTTATTTATATAAATGTATTTTATTTTTTCTAGAATTGGAATTATTTTAACAACAAATACTTTTTCAGCAACTCCAGAAGTTTTAACCGTTCCAGAACTTACAAACTCAAAGCCTAAGGCTATTTTTGTAATAATTTTAGTGAAAAAGATTGTTCCTTGTGCAATATAACTAAATTCCATATTTATATCTTTACGTTTTGCATCCTTTAGTGTATACTACTGTAATCTCAAATTCTTCACCATTTCCGGTACAACGAAGTACCGTACAACGAAAGGGTCTGGAGTCCACTCCCCATTTATGTCTGACCAGTTTATTTCTGACAAATAGCGTTCGCCAATACTATCAACCGTTCGCACAGTTCTTACTCCTACAATCCACTCACCCTCTACAACAAGAGGAACATCATATTCTATCGCCGATATTTCATCTATGATTTCAAACAATTCGGGTTGATATCGAGGAGCCCTTATTATTTCATAAGTAATTGTGCTTCCTGCAATTAGAGCATGTGTATCCCAGGTTATTGGCAGAACATTATTATAAACAATTTGTTGTGCCATAAGCAAAGGCAACATTAATAAAATTAAAGCAATAACTTTTATAATTTTTTTCATTTTTTTTCTCCTTGCAGTTATCTTTACTAAGAAAAAGCTAGTGAAAATAAAACAATGCTAGATTGTTAATGATATATTGTTTAAAACTTTTAAAAAAACTCTAAAAACAAAGGTTCTGATTGTTTTTTTATTTCTTCTAAAAGATCTGTTTTTTCTTTTTCGCCTTGCGCAAGAAGATCTTCGCCATTAAGTTGAATCATTTCAGTACCACCAGGAATACCGCTTTTAAATGTACTTCTTATATTTCCAAGAACTAACTTTGATTCAGCTAAAGTATATCTACGTATCCAATAATTAGTGTTTATTTCCTCTAGTGAGAGAGAACTTCTGTATCTTATAGCTACAGCTATTCCAGTGCCAGGATCTGGATAAATATATAGTTTTCCATCGCGTATTTCAAACTTCGTCAATGTTCCAAGAATGTTATTTAGATCTTGCTCAGTTGACATCGTTATGTAATAATCAGTTATAAATGATGTATAACCTGCTTTAAATCTTTGAAATAAATATTGCATATAAAGATTTGTTATTAAATCTTCCCTTCCTTGATAATACATAAAAGGAAATCTTGGCTTCAATATAACTTCCATTATTAAATCTGGATCTACTGTGGCAGGTATATCATATCCAATAGTATTATTGCCAGAAAGATTAGTATATTGAATGCTTTCATCTGCATTGCGCCAATAGTTATACCAATGAACTCCCATTTCTAAACTGTCTTCGATTTGTTCATCTGTTAGTTCAACTGGTATTGTTGGCTCTCCTAGTTTTGATCTAACCCATCTATAAAGTTCAGAATAATCTATAATCAATCCGGTTGCTGCTGCTCCATAATCCGAAGCGGCAAATCCCCAAATCAAAGATATAGCATCGTTTGATTCAGCTCCGCTTATAGCAACGTATGAACTTGTGCCTTTTGTTGAGCTTTGTAATGTTAAGTAGTTATCGCTATCGCCTACTATCAACCCTGAAATAGAAGCAGCATCTATAGCATCTTTTATTTCTGTTAATGTAACAGCGGCACTGTTGCCTGCTCCGACTTTACAGTTTACCGTAGCTGAACTTGAATCAGTTGTTATTAAAACATTGTATAATGTAGATAAATCAACCGCACTAGATAAATCAATAGTTCCAACAATTATGGCGCCTTCTGAATCTCCAGTTGTTGTAACAATATCTATTTCGTCAATATAAACTTGCGTTGAACCATCTGAATGAAAAAATACTCTTGTTGTTAATTCTAAATTTTCAGCAAAAACAAGTTCAGTAAATTTATTTTCCATTTCTGCTGGAGCAGTACTTTGAGAATAAGTTGCATCTGATTGTCTCCATGCTCCATTGGTATAATAATACCATGTGTTTCCAAGTTTTACTACATATCTAGTTCCAGTAGAAGAACAAATTAAGTTTAAATCTGTTATTTCATTTTCTTTAAATCCAGTTCCAAAATAAACATCCACATATGGATCGTCTGCAGCATATTGTCCAAGAGCTGAAGTTTCAACTGTATAGTTTGCTAAATGTTGATATAAGTTGTAAATGATTAGTTCATCAAATCTATACCAGTCTGTTGTATCCCCCTGGAATATAAATTTATTGCTTGTGTAAGTTCTAGTAAATCCAGTTTGTCCTATAGCTAACATATTTCCATCAACAAATAGTTGATAAATGCTTTCATTCCAACTAAATTCAAATGCATACCAAGTATCATACTTTAGGTTCCATAAACCTAAATCAATGTTTACTTGAGTATCGCCACTGCTATCATACATTTCAAGCAATAGATTTCCAGCAGTTAAACTGTCTCCAGCACCTTTATGTTTCAATGTTATTCTATCAGAATCTCCGCTTCCATTATAGACATCAAAAAGTTCTGCTGTTAAAGTTGGAGGATTTGGAAACTCTTGACTTCCTATTCCGCTTAATAAAGTTATGAGACTATTTCCGTCTGTCGGAGCTGTGATTAAAATGCTGTCTCCTGATACTTCAACTATTATTCTAATGTTATTGGCATCAAGAAGTTCCGCAGTCGCGCCTTTGCCATCGATTTCAGCATAAATGGCATTAAATATGTCCGTCATGCTATCGCCAACTTGAAGAAATACTACAGTATCATCGTCATTTATTAAAGTGCTATTTACATATACTCTAAATTCATAGTTAGTATCACCAGCGATTGTTGGGTCTGTTGTAGCTACAAAATCTTGTCTTGAATATCCATTATAAAATCCTGACTTTGCTCTAAACTTTATTGAACCTTCACTTGTCATTGTTGTAAAATTTAAGTTATTATAATTTAATGTTCCACCATTAACAAAACTGACATGCTGGCTAAATACTCCAAAGTTATCATTTACGGGATTTCCAGTAGTATCTCCATCAGCATCATTTATAGCATAATCAGCATTTAAAGTGTTATCAAAAGAAGAATAAAGCATTAATTCATCAGGATAACCAGCAAGTTGTATTCTACCTTCCTCTGTTCTTTCAAACTTAGTTGAATCGCTATAATCTATAAAATTGAAACTTTCTTTGCTCATTCTATTCCTCTTCTAAATCTATTTTATAAGTGCCATTTGAAGACATTTCTATTATTGTGCCTTTATATTTTTTACCATCTTTTGATTTTACATCGCAGATTGGACTTTCTTCGTCTTTGTGTAAGATTCTATAGTTTTTATCTTTTGGTTTGATTGTTACTATCATATTTTTATCTTTACTGAAGCGTTGACAAAAAATAAAAAATAATATAAAATGAAGTATGAATAAAATGAAAGCATTGGCATTGTTGTTTGGCAATAAAATTATATTTGGCGATGGCTATAGATATGTTCACATAAAATTTTGTAAAAAGTCAATTTTTGAAGTTGTGAATGAAGCTATTATCATACAGGGCTTATTTATTGATATCACAGAATATTGACAAAAAATAAAAGAAGCTTTATAATAAGTTAAATGAATGAAAAAATAATAAAATTGTCTCGCTTGTTTTATGTTTATAAAGGGGATAATTATTGTTTAGCAAAAATATTTGGGCAAACTATTGTTTGTGATAAAATAACAAATAGAATGTTATATGGAAAAGCGTAGTGAATAAAAAAATGTTAGAGTTGTCTAATTTATTTTACATTTATGATCCAAAGGAATATGTTTATACAAAATCATTATTTGGGAATGCTGTTATTTATGAAAAAATATTAAAAACAATAATTTGGATAGTCGTTTTTCATGAATGAAAAAATAGCAAATTTATCTCGCTTGTTTTATGTTTATAACCCAAAAAAACATTATTGTCAAAATGACGCTAATGGTCAACATTGGGTTATTTATGAAAACAGCGCTTTTCCAAGAATAGTGTGGATGTGGATTTATCATTATTATAATGAATGAAAAAATAGAACTTTTAAGTGCTATGTTTAGTAAATATGGAAAGCTCACTTTTTATAAAGTTATACATGAAAAAAAACAATGCATTATATTTATATTAACTTCAAAAGAAAATTTTAACAATATAATCATTGAGAGAGGTTCACATATACATGAATCTTACCATAAAAAGGAAAGGATACTTAAAATATATGGACCAAAAACAACGAAAGTTTATAGTTTTTCTGTGCTAAATTTATTAAGAAATAAGTTGAGATTGAATGGAGTTTCTTTAGATGTTTGATGGAAAAAATCAAAGGATTAATATTGTTGCGTGAAAGTAATAATAGCAGGAACAAGAAATATAACAGATAAAAAAGCTGTAGAAGAAGCGATAAAAGAAAGTGGTTTTGAAATAACTGAACTTGTTTGTGGTATGGCTCGTGGTGTTGACGAACTTGGTTTTGATTGGGCTGAAGCAAATGATATTTCAATAAGAAAATTTTATCCGAACTGGAAAAAGTTTTATAAAGCGGCCGGCAAAGTAAGAAATAGAGAAATGGCTTTTTATGCTGATGCTTTAATTGCCGTATGGGATGAAAACAGCAAAGGAACTAAACATATGATTGAGTCTATGAGCAAATTAATGAAGCCGTTTTATGTAAAAATATGGAAAAAATAAATCAACTAACTAAAGTATTTTATGCTTATAATCCAAAAGTACATTATATTAAACAAATTGTTGACCGCAATAGTATCCGAATAGGTTTATATTTTATAAGTCCGATTTTTCTGAGTTTATGTTCTACAGTTGATACTTTTGTAGTCAGTTTAATCCCTCCTTACACTTCATAATAATCACCTCATATATATAGTAAAGATAAAAAGCGGGTATGTCTGCTTATTACTTGGTAGGTGATTTATGATAACATCAACAGAAACAGGATATACTTTTTCTACAAAAAGTAAAAAGTATGAAGTTTATGTTTGTCAAGATGGATTTATAGAACTTTATGAAACTGAAAATCCTAAAAATGGATTATTTTTTTCAAACAGAAAATTTCTTGCATTATTTACAAACGCTTTAGCAGATATAGTAGAAGAAGAAATAGCTAAAGAGGAGTTAAAGAATGAAGATTAAAAGTATTATAAAAGAAATTCTTCTTGAACAAAAAGAAAAAACCACTACATTATTTTATAATGTAGATTTATTTGTTCAGGAATTTCAAGATGAAGAGCCTGAAAAAACCGAAGAGCCAAAGCCAGAAGAAGAAGAAAAAGAAAAGCCAGAAGAAGAAAAAAAAGAAGAAAGCACTAAAACTTTCAGTAAAGTATTAACAGAAGCCATTCATAAAATGAAATCAACTGGAGAACTTGCTGTTCCTCAACAAGATGCAGAAAATATTCAATCTTTAGAAGATTTGATTGATTATATTTCTGATAAAAAAGATAAAGGTAGTCCGATTATAGATAAACTTGCTCAAGAAATCATTTTATCTCTATCTGATGTTGGGACAAAACCAATAGAGGATGTAATAAATGAAGGTGATAAAATATTAATTGATGTTGATTATGGATTAAAAAAAGAAGATAGCGTTGGACTAAAAGTTGTGAAGAATGCTGGAACAAACTCTGCTTCTATATTAATGAAAAAAGACGGAAAAATTTTAGCTTCTCCGTTTGATGTTGCGGCATTCAATCGTCAGATGGTTTATATCAGGAATTCGCTTGTATAATGCTTAAAAACATTAGGAACTACTATAATGAAGAGTATGTTCAAGAACTGCTTGAAGAATATAAAAAAACTACAATCATAAGAAATAAAGTTCCTGTTTATAAGAATTTAAAGTTAGAAGGCAAAATAGTAAAAGAAGTAGAAAAGATTGTAAATGCTATTATTATGGTTTATAGATATTATATATTTGAGCCTTATGAAGATTTGAAACAACATGCTTTAATGTCGTGTTATACAAATTTTTTAAAATTTAATAAAAGTAAAGGAAGCAGTTTTAATTTTTTTAGTTTAATAAGCAAAATAAGTTTATTGAACTATACGACAAGAAAGAAAAAACATAGAAATCATCAAAATATAGAAGATCAACTACAACTAGAAAGCAAAATAGAAATAGATTTTGATTTTTTTCTAGATAATTTAGAAGAAAATTTATTTGGTATTGTGGATGAGAATTTTGTTGGAACAAAAAGAAAACGATATGAAAAAATAGCATCTTTAATGTTAGATTATTTATCTAAAACTAAAAAATTTGTTAGCAAATCAGATTTATATGCTTGGTGTAGAAGTTATGGAATAAAAACTTCAAACGTTAGAGAATTTATTAATGATGTGTCAACCCATAGAGTAGATCTCTTTGATGGAGTAAAATAATGTCTCCAGATATAGCAGCAAGAGGACTTTTGCTCATGAATAATATTCCAGAACTTGAGTATTCTGATTTAAGTAAAAATAAAATTTTTAGGACATAAAAATGGAAGTTGAAAATTCTATTGACAAAATTTTAAGCGAGCTTGACACTAGCGGCGATACTAAAGAAACAGAAATAGCCGTAAAACAAAAAACAGAAATAGTTGATGCATCAGATATAAATGAAGTTGAGCAAGAACTTATTAAACAAACTCTTGAAGATAGAAAAATGGCAGATAAAATATTTAACTTGTTTTTTTCTGACTTGGGTTTTAAAAAAGATAGAAGTCAGGCCTCAAAAGAAGCAATAAATAAAGCTTTGGAATTAAAAATTGCAGCAAGCAGAAATATTATAGAATTGTTAAAAATAAAAAAACAAGAATTTAATAATCTTGGTATTTTTGTTAATACTCAGTCTAGTAAAAAAGTTGGCATAGATATAGATAATATTGCTAAAGAACTTTAATACAAAAATGTTTTAGTTTTATGAACTTTTTCTTACCATTCTCATAAAAAATTTTGCTTTCATCACTAAAAGGAACTTCAAAAATTACAATCCTTCTGCTACTAAATAATCCTGCTAGTTCTTTTATTTTATTCATGTGTGTTAATGATTATGCGTTAAATAATCATTTGTATTTATTATATAATAATCATCATGAAAACTATAATGAATGCCCGACTCAACATAACAATAATCATTAAACAATATTAAAAAAGCATCATGCGCAGAAACACCCTTCGTATCATTAAATAATTTAATAATACCTAATATTTTTCCACTCATATATAAAGTATATAATATATTTATATTTTTGTCAATATTTTGGAAAGTTAAACTTATGAATGAAAAAGAAAAACTATTTATAGAATCATTAAAAAATAAAATAAAAAATTATTCAATACATACTACTCCAAAAGAAGCTTTATCAAAAGCGTCTAAACAATTTTACGATACTCAATATAATAATGGAAAAGTAGAAAAGATTGATACTGGCATAGAAAAATATCTTTGTTCTGCTTCTGCTTATTACTTTATTCATAGATATGCTTGGATAAATTTTCCTGGAATTGGCATTATACCATTTAATTTATATTATTTTCAAAAAGAAATAATGAAAGAAATAATTAATTTTAATCGCGTAGTATTTTTAAAAACAAGACAATGCGGCATTTCAACTCTTTTTTCTCTTTATTGCTTATGGAGATGTTTATTTAAAGAAGCTGAATATATTGATGTTGTTTCACTTAAACAAAAAAAATCAAGAGAATTTGTAGCAAAAATGGACGCAACAATAAAAAGACTTCCACCATTTTTACAAGTTCCTATAACAAACAGCAATCAAACTGAGGTTAAATGGGCCAACTCATCACAAATAGTTTCTGAAACCGCTTCTGAACGTTCAGGTAGAAGTGATTCTTTATCTCTTTTAATTTTAGATGAAGCAGCACATTATATTTCCGATAGATTAACAAGAGGAATAATTGGTGCTGCTAATCCAACTTTATCAAGAACAGGTGGATCCATGTTTGTGATTTCTACGCCCGCTGGAGTATCTGGAGCAGGCAGCTGGTATTATGAACAAGTTAGACAACTTCAAATTGATGGGAATGCTAAAGAAAAAAAACTTATTGAAATAGATTGGTTTGAAGTGCCAGACATATTAGAGATTAAGCCTCATAAAGGATATAATAATTTATTAAACCAATACATAAAAAAAGATTACTATAATAATCCAAAAATCAAAAATGAAATGAAAAACTTTTTTCAGCCTGTTAGCGAAAATTGGAAGGGAAATCCATGGCTTAGACATCAACATAATGATCTTCAAGACATGCTTTACAAACAAGAAATTTTACACAGCTTTATTGTTTCTGGCAATCAGGTATTTGAAGAAGGAATTCTTAAAAATATAGAAGATTCTATTGTAGAACCAATAAAAGCCAACAAGCTTGGTAAAATGGGGTTTAAGGGATTTTGGATGTGGAGAAAACCTATTCCTGGTCATCGCTATATTATTGGCGTAGATGTTGCAACAGGAACTGGTAGAGATACTTCTTCTATGGAAATTTTTGATGTTGGCAATTATGAGCAAGTAGCAGAATATAAAGGCTATATTTCTACCCCAGCTTTTTCTAGAGCAATAAAAAAAGTTGCTCGTTACTATAATGAAGCATTCCTTATTATTGAATGTAATGGTATTGGCGAAGCTATTTTTAATGGAGTATATTATGATGAACAAGACCCTTATATAAATCTTTTCAAACAAAAAAAGACAAAAAATAATATAACAAGAATGACTGGATGGATAACAGATGTAAAAACAAGGAAACTTGTTACTAATGAACTTATAGATTGGTTATCTGTTGAAGAGTTATGGAGCCAGATTAAAATTTATTCAAAAAGAGTATGGGAAGAAGCAATTACATGGATATGGGAAGGTAATAAACCTATTCACGCCTCTACTGCCGGTGATGATATTTTAATAGCTCTTGCTTTAGCTATTTATCATAGAGATTTAGCTACTAAAACTGGAGAAAGCTTTTTAATAAATGAAAAGGGAGAAATCGTAGAATATGATAGTAAAGATAAAGTGGATGAAGATGCAATAGAAGATGATTTTGATGTTGTTAAAGCAGGCGGTCAAGAAGATGATGAAGATTTTTTTAAGAAAAAATATAATGTATCGCAAGAAGAATATACATGGTTGATTGGATAAAATGAAATACTTAAGTAAAAAAACTAGAAATTTGTTGAAAAAGATAAAGCAAAGATATCATGAAGGTGATGAAAATAGAAAGCCATATTCTACAGCAGATGACAGATTGGGGAAAAAATTAACTTCTTTATCAAGAGGAGGTTCAGTTGAACGTTCTCATAAATCGATAGTTGGAAGAAGAGTAAATAAAGATTTAGATAATAGATTTATTAAATATAACAAAGCTTTAGAAAAAATGATGAAAAGAATAGAAAATGTCCGTAGCGGGAGATAGAAATGCCTTTAGTTAATGGCCTAGAAATTGAATATACAGAAAAACAAATTGTTGACATACAAAGAAAAATAAATGCAACAGGTGATTTAAAATCAGATTTAAAATCAGAGGTTAAGCCTAAAGCCACCAGTGAAACTGATTCAGATTTTACATCAGGCGGATTTAGTTTATTTGAAGAACAATCGGCAGAAACAATAAATAGAAAAAGTCGTTATGGATTTTTTAGAGAAATGGATGAAATGGAGTTTATTCATAGGGCTTTAGAAGTTGTATCAGATGACGGTTCTCAAGAAAATGATGATGGCAACGTCATGAAACTTTTCTCAGATGATGAAGATATAAAAACTCGCATTGAAACATTATTTCTTGAAAAACTAGATATGAACAACGAGTTATGGTCTATTTTTTATGAAACCTGTAAAATGGGCGATAACTTTTATGAGGTTGTTGTTGATGATTATAAAAAGCCAAAAAATATCATTTTTTTGCGTTATTTAAATCCACTTAAAGTAGAACGAAAAGAAGAAAATGGCAGACTTTCTCATTTTGTATATAGAACAAAAAAAGAAGAAGACAAAACAAAATCAAGTCATCAATCAGAAGAAATAGAATATAAACTGCAACCTTGGCAAATAGTTCATTTTAAGATAGAAAATAAGCAGTTTTTGCCGTATGGTGGTTCATTATTGAATGCGGGCATTCAAACATATAGAAGATTGTCATTACTAGAAGATGTAATGCTAGTTTATCGTATAAGCAGGGCGCCCGAAAAACGTGTTTTTTATATTGATGTAGGAAATTTAAATAAAGTTGATTCTAGACGATTTCTGGAAAAAATAAAGAATACTTTTAAAACTCAATCTTTCCTTGATGAGAATGGAAAAATAAATAAAAAAGCTCACATACTTTCTATTACATCTGACATATTTGTTCCAGTAAGAGAAGGATCGCAAGGAACAAAAATAGAGACACTGGCCGCTGGAGAAGCTCTTCACAACATCGATGACATGAAATATTTTAGAGATAAAATACTTAGAACAATGAATATTCCACCAGCTTATTTAGGGGAGCAAACAGATAGAAGTCGCGGAAGCCTCGCTCAGCTCGATATAAAATTTTCACGTTTTATAGAAAGAATACAATCGCAAATTTTAAAAGGAATAAATAAGATCGCAGCACTTGAATTATTTTTCAACGGGTTTAAAAAAGAAGATTTAAATAACTTTAAAATAGAGTTAACCCCTCCATCAAATATAAAAGAGATTACCGAAATTGATGTCGCTACGCAAAAAATGAATTTAGTTGCTACAATACAACAGCTTAATTTATTTTCAAGTGATTGGATTTTAAGAGAAATCTTAAAAATGTCAGAAAAAGAAATTGTTGATATACAGCTTCACAAACAAATCGAACTTAAAACCCAGGCTCCAGAAGAAGGCGGAGCGCCAATGCCAGGCGGAATGGAAGCTCCACCAGAAGGAGAAATTCCACCAGAGGGAGAAGCTCCACCAGAAGGAGGAGTTCCACCAGAAGGAGAAATTCCACCAGAAGAAATGGCCGCAAGCACAATAATCAAAAAACTTGGAAAAGAATTTATAGTTGAGAATTCAAAAGATTTCTTTAAGTTAATAAAGTATATTAAAGAAAAAATTAATTCTAAAAAAACGAAAATTCCATTGTTAGAAAGAGTTTCTGAAATAATTTTAGAAGATCCTGAAGATAAATCGCCAAGAATAAAAAAAACAAAAGGCGTTAGCAGACAAATAATTATAAATGAGTTTGGCGGACTAGATTTCAAAAATAGAAAAATAAACTTATTTGAGGGCTATAAAGATAAATCAGGTAACAAAAAATATAAAATAAAAAGCCATAAATGCGCCATACAGCTAAAAGGCTAATTTTTTTAACTTGGAAAGATAAAGGCAGCGTGAATGGAAAAACGATCTTCTTATACAATAACAACACTATTAGAAGAACTGAAACAAAAATTTCCAAAATTTGAAATAAACCAGATCTTTGAAACATTAAAGTCAATCTATCCAGATTCAACTATAAGCAAAAAAAATAAAAATATTGTACTTAACGAAAATGCTTTTACAAAACCACTTGCATTAAATAGAAAAAGTAAATCTTTTCTTATAAAACAAGAAAATAAAATGATTTCTTTTTTTAAAAATTTGAGTAAAGGTGATTTTTTAAAAGTTATTAAAGTTGAAAAGAATGGAAACGCTAAATGTATAAATTTATCCTTATATGAAAATATAAGAAAACAATATTATAATGATAATGAAACCAAATACATTAATCTAACATTTAATGATATAGCTAATGGAAATGTTAGATTAATGAAAAGAAAAATAGATAAATACCTAGGAGGAAAAAATGTTAACATTAACACTTAAGGAGTTTGAAGACCTTAATATATTTTCTCATAAAAATATGGAGGAAATAGCACGTTCACTAGTAAATAAATCTTCAAACGCTAGTTTTGTAAGCATGTATGATGATTCTGTAATCCTTTTCGATCATGAAGAGGGACAATTTTACGCTTCTGATTACAAATTTGATGATAAAAAATTAATTTTTGAATTTATTAATTTTGAATCAGTTGAACTAGTAAAAGAAACAGGAGAATTTAGAGAAAAACTATATGAATTTTTTGATGATGAAAACGGATCAGCTGTAGACCTATCGGAGTCTTATAAAAATGATGTCGTTTCTCAAGAGAGATATATCAATGAACTAATAAAAGATTCATTAGCCGCTAAAGACTTTACCGAAACTATAGATTATTCTGAACTAGAGGGAATTAATGAAAGTGTTTCAATTTCAAATGAACCATTTTTTAAAAGCTATAAAGAAAGACTAAAAACTCATCCATTGAATGAAATAAAATTTTTCAACTGGAAAGATGATGTTTATGTTTCTCTTGTAGAAACCGAACAAAAGAAATTATTGAAAGGAAACGCAGCGGAAAAAGCTAAAGAACTTTGGAAAAGAGATAGTTTTAAAGAAAGTTTTGTTGAAGCTGCAAATATATTTACAGAAAATGTAGAAGAAGGCGCGGAAAAACTTAAAGAACTTCTTGAAGAATATCCACAAATCTTTTTTCTTGACGCCGCTGATAGAAAAACTATGTTTGGAAAAGCCATCATGAGTTCAGTTGAATTAATAGAAAACATGGATGATCTTTTAGAAGGATTAAGCTTAATGTTTGAAAAATTTGATTTATCTGAAATGAGACAAGAGTATCTTCAAGATATAAACGAACAAGATGATGATGAAGAAGAAGTCGAAGAGCCCGAATCAAAAGAAGAAAAAGAAGAAAAAGAAGAGCCCGTTGAGCTATCTCCGGAAGATCTTAAAAAAATAGCAGATCAATTAAAAAGCATAGCTGAAAAAATTGAAGACGAACCCTTAAAGAAAAAACTAGATGGCATTATTTCTAAACTCGAAAAAGGAAAAGAAGAAGGAACAAAACCAGAAGAAGTAAAAGAAGCTGTTGCTCTTCTTTCAATGTAGGGAGAATTTTATGGAAATTAAAGATTATGTAGTTCAAAAAGAAATAGAGCTAGAGGAAGGATTCATAGGAAATAAAGAACTAAAAATTTTGGCAAGACAAGGTGATAAATATGCAGCTCGATTACCAAAAAGAGATATGGGAAAAGATGTTGTTGGATTGCCTCAATCTGATAGGCAATTTATTTCTTCATTTTATTCCAGTTATGTAAATAACGTAGATCATCTTAATAGTTTGAAACCAAAAATTGATCCTGTGAAAGATTCTGACACAGCTGGAAGAAAAGCTTTAAAAACTGGATTAACTGCTCTTAACGCAAAACTAAAGAAAAATTTTGAAGATATTCCAAAAGTTGAAGCAAAACTTAAAGCAGCTGAAAGCAAATCAGAAGTTTCAAAAAGTGTCACTAAAGAAAAATCTCGAATAAAGAAAACGCAAAAAGGCACTATGTTAGATATGAAAAAGCAAGGTGAATCCGAAAAAAGAAGCAAACAAGAATCTGATGTTAGAGTTGAAAAAGCTAAGATAAAAGCAGCTGAGAAAAAAGCTAAGAAACAAGAAGAAATAGCCGCTAAAAAAGCTGCTGATAAAGGTGAAAGAGAAAAAGAAAGACTAGCTAAAAAAGAAAAAAGACAAAAATGGGTAGCGGATGTAAAATCAAAGCTTAAAAGAGGTAAATAATGTATTTAGAAGATTTTAATTTTATAGAGCAATATACATTAGTTGAATCAAGTGAAAACAAACATCTTCTTAGAGGTATTTTTGGTAGATCTGATTTTGCCAATAAAAATAAAAGAGTTTACCCTAGGCCAGTAATGGAAGAATGTATAAATAGCCTACAAGAATCAATCTCTCAAAGAGGACTTGTAGGAGAGTTAGATCATCCACCTAGTCCAAAAATAAACGTTAAGGGAATTTCTCACATAATAACTAAACTAGCACTAGCTCCAGATGGAGCTTATATTGGTGAAATGGAAGCTCTTGACACTGATCCTGGCAAACACTTAAAAGAACTAATGAATTCTAGATTAAAACTTGGTGTATCTACTAGAGGTCTTGGAAATATAAAGCCTTATCATGGACCACTTGGAGAAGGATTAGTTGAAGTAATGCCAGGATATAGAATGAAAGCTATTGATATAGTATTTGATCCATCAGCGGATGCTTATCCAAAAGCAGTTATGGAAGATACTAATGTTATTTTAGGCTCAACAAATGAGTTTAGAAAAGTGTGGACAGAAGTATTTGGAGGATATTTTTAATGAAACTTAGTTCAAGAATAAAAAGATCGGCAAGTTTAAATGAAGGTACTTTTGATGCGCCAATAAAATTTGCTAGGGCAGATATAATCGGAGCAGAAGCTCCAATAAAAGAAAAAGATTGGAGCGAAGCCGCTAAAATTTATGCAAAAAATGCATTAAAAAGGCTTGGAGAGAAAAATCCAGACTTAGATGAAGAAAAGCTAAAAAAGAGAGTTTTTCTTGGACTTAGCTCTACATTTTTAAAAGGTGGGCATGCTAAGGAAATAAAAGTTGGAGAAATAACACTTACTCCAATGGATGCTCAAGAATTTAGTGCGGCAGTAAAAAAAGAACTTGGAATAAAAACAAAAGCAAATAAAAAAGATGAAAGAGCAAAAGAAAAAACTGAAAAAGATAGTAAAGACTTTACCAAAGCGATGAAGCCAGTTGAAGAATCAATTTTTGCGCAATATATTTATAAAAATGCAGGGCTTTAAAAACCCTGTTTTTTTTGCTAATGAAAAGATAAAAGTATATAAAACTCTTGTTAAGAGAAATTTATGAAACAACCCCAAAAAATATAATCGGAGGATATAATGGCTGATAATACAATCCTAGAAATGGATTTAAGTCCAAATGATGAAGAATTACTTAGAAGTTCTCTATCTGAATGGAAAGAAGAAGTAACTGCTAATCTTTTGGAAGAAGCTGAAGAAATCAAAGAACAAAAACTTGAAGAACTAGAAGAAGCTAATATAGAATATCGTGAAAAAATGAAAGAAGAATTTGCGACAAAAATGTTAGAGGCTTTAAAAGAAATGAGAGAAGAGCTAAGGGCGGAAGTCATATCAGAAATGTATGACAACAATCCAGAACTAACCGTTTTAGAAAAAGTTAAAGAGCTTATAGCTCCTACATTGAATGAAGATTATTTAGGTAATATGTATACTGAACAAATTGAAACTCTTGGCGAAAAGGTTAAAGAGCTTGAAGAAGAAAAAAAACTTGAAGAAGGCGCAAAAAAACTTGCTGAACTAATAGCACCATATTCTGAAAAAACTCAGAATATTCTTTTGTCTTTAATAAATGAAGGCGGACCAGACGAAATAACAGAACAATTTTACGCTCTTATTGAAAATCTTGAAGAAGCTGATGATGAAGACGTTGACGACGAAGATGATGAAGATGATGAAGATGATGAAGATGATGAAGAAGATGAGGAAGATGAGGAAGACGTTGACGATGACGATGACGAAGATGATGAAGATGTTGATGAAGATGAAGATGTTGATCTTGAAACTTACATCAAAGAAGATGATGATGACGAAACATCAAAAAAAGCAAACTCTTTTATCGATCAAATAAGAAGCAGAATATAAAACAATACAGTTTTTTACATTTTTCTCCATAGTGTAAAGATATTTATGATGAAAAATATAATTACGGAGGATATAAATGTATTTATCTAAAGAAGATCAAATAGCCGAAGAAAAACGCCTTCTTGAAAGATGGGCGTGGCTAACTGATGGCATTGAAGAACAAGACACAGTTTTAAACACCTCTTTACTTCTTGAAAACTCTTATGATAGAATGATCCAGGAAGATCAAGTATCAGAGGGCTTTCTTGAGACCATGCTTAATGAAGAAGAGCTAAACGAAGCTCCTGTACAATCAAGCGCGGTTGGAAGTAACTTAATTCCAAGAGTTATGTTTCCTATGATTAGACGTGTTTTCCCGACACTTATAGCAAATAAGCTTGTATCTATTCAACCACTATCAGCCCCTACTGGTGTAATTTACTACATCAAATATACTTACACTAACACTAAAGGAAGCATTACCGCAGCTGATGAATATTCAGCTTTAGCACAAGTGGATGATCCAGCTTATGCTACTCACTATACAAGTGAAAAAATTGGACCTTTTGAACAAACAATGGGAGATACTGATACCACAGTTGATTGTGGAGCAAAAATCAGCACTCTTTTAGGCGATTCTGCAGCTCCAACTCTTAAAAGAATTGAAGTTTACAACGCAGTTGCTGGAACAGCTTTTAGCACAACAATGATGACATCTGGAAGCGGTGCTCCAAGTTGGACCACTTCTACTAACACTTATTATGATTGGCTAGCTGGCGATATTTATCTAAGAGATCCTGGCGATTCAGATTCAAGTTTAAACTTATATTCTACTTGGTCATCTGGCGACAAGTTAATAGTATTCTTGGTTTATAATCAAGAAGGCTCAAGTGACATTCCTGAAATGGAATTTAGTATTCAATCTGATACTGTTAGCACTGGCGAAAGAAAACTAAAAGTTAGATGGACAAAAGAGTCTGAGCAAGACATGAAAGCTTACCATAAAATCGATGTGGAAAGCGAACTAGTAAAAATGGCGTCTATGGAAATGAACTATGAAGTAGACCGTGAAATTATCACCTTTATTAGCGACAGAGTTATTACAGCTCTATCATTTATCCATGACTGGACAGCTGATGCACCTAATACTGGGAATAACACTAGCGGAAACTTTTTAGACAGACATCGTTCACTAGCTCAAAGAATTCATATTGTAGCAGCTAAAATTGCTCAATACAACAGACAAGGCGCGGCTTCCTGGGCAGTAGTTTCACCGGCCGTTGCTGCGATTTTACAAATGCTACCAGATTTTAAAGGCGAGATTTCTGCCAATAACTTCAATGTTACTGAAGCTGGAAAACTTGGCGGAAATATGAGCGTATTTACCGATCCTAACAGAACAGGAACACTAGCTGACGAAATTCTTCTAGGCTATAAGAGCAATGTTACCGCTTATGGTTCAGGAGTTGTTTATGCTCCTTATACCAACTGGATGAGTAATGTTGTAACCGACCCTGACAACTTCAACTCTATTCGTGGATTTTTTACACGTTATGCACTAAAAATGGTGCCTCGTGGACAATACTTCTACGGAAAACTAAGTGTTCTAAACTTTGTGAATGCTTAAAATAAACAAATAAAATAAGCCCTCTTTTGAGGGCTTTTTTTTATGTTTTTATATAGCCAATCATTACAGGTAAAATATTTTGGTAATTCAATCTGTTGCCATCCAACAGCTTCGCCAAGCCAATTGACACACGTATCACCTTGTTTATTATAGCAAGTTGAGCATGTTTTGTTTTGAGAAATGTTTTTAGCAAATTTGAATAAACTAACAAGATTTTTTATTTTTTTTAAGCCATTCATATCTAAAAGATTTGGCATTTTTTACAATCCATTCATCATAGATAATATTTTTATCTCTTTTATCTCCAATATTTCTTTTTTGTCGAAGATAGATTTTCATTTCAGATATTTCGTCAAACAAATATTTTTTTATTTGCTTCGTTGTTAGGGTTTTCATACCTTTAACTTGGCAAATATTTGAATAGAGCAATCAATACTTCTATTTTTTCAAAAGATTGTTTTCGAGATAAGTGAGAAGCTTTTGATCTTTGTTTGCGATAATCTAGCTTTGTCAACAATTTTGTCTTCTGTAATGACGATTTCTTTTTCATTTTTCTTATACCATAATTTTATAGCATTTGCCATAACAACAGTTGCCTTTAATTTATGTGATGAAGAAATCTTTTTCATTAAGTCAGTAAAATTAGCATTTATAGAATGCTCTATAAATTTGTCATAAATAACAACTCTGCCATCATAACAAGAACCTTCAACTTTATCTTTATACTTTACTTTCATTTTCCTCTCTATATTTTTTTATTACATCAACAGAAATATTAATAATATTTTCATAGTTTCCATCTATAACTTTAAAAATTTCGTATTCTCTTTCAGCACTTTCATTAAATTGTTCTATATTGTCAAGTGTTATAGTTCCATTTAGTTTTCTAGCTTGCTTGAAAAATACTGTTTTCCAAACGTCATTTCTCGAATCTTTTTTATCATCCTTTATTAGTAAGAAAGCAATATTATATTTTTCTGGAACATAACCTATTTCAAAATCAAATGTATTTTTAATTTTAGCTTCTAGCAATTTATCTGGAACTTCCATAATATCTTCACTATTAGCTTTTGTGAATACAAGTTTTCTTCTCATTTTTTTCTCCCTTTATTTTGGCTCCAAATACAATAAATATGAAAAATAACATAAAGTAATAATATTATTAATAACCATTTAATCATTTTTTTATTCTCTTAATTTTGATATAAAATATAGTTTTCTTTTGGATAAATCATATTTGTATTTCTTGTAAAATATAAAACATTTTTTTTATTTGTTTTATACGATAATAAACTTCTTTCAGAAAGATTGCTAAAAAAATAACCATCAGTTAAAAATATAAGTAATGGCAATTTTTTTTTGTTGTCAATAATAAATTTAACTCCATTTTCATTTATAACATACCATCCATTTTGTTTTTTGTAAATCTTTTGAAGGTATCTAAATACACATTTAGGATCAGTTCCACCTCCGCCGCGAAGTTTATATTTTTTCCAATCATCTTTTTGATATATTTTTAACCCTTCTTTTATTTGGGTGTCCCATTGTATTGTAAGTATTTTTCCTTTTTTAGTATAAGAAAATTCTTTAGCCACAGATTCAACTTCTGTAAAAAACTTTTCCATTTCATATTTATCATAAAAACAAGAACCACTTGTATCAACTGCAAAAATTATATATATTTGTTTTTTTATTAACTTTTCAATATGATGTTTACATAAAATGCCATATCTACTTTTTGGGTTCCACATATAATTAATAATGCTTTTCTTTTTTCCCATTTCGCCGCAATTATCAGAATGAAACATATTTAGCTTTCTTCTTAGTTCCTTCTTCCAATTTATTTTTGATTTTAAAATATTCTCTATTTTTGATAAAAAACTTTCACTTGAATTGCCGGCCATTCTAGAAAATTTGGAATGCTTTTCAATTTCTTGAGCTTGTTTTACTATTTTTTTAGTAAAAACTTCTGCATCTTCTTTATCTTCTTCTGACATATTAAAATGTTCATCCATTTGTCCTAAGCTTTCTACATCAAAATCACAAGGAACACCATCTCCACTATTAGAGCTAAAAACAACTGGTATTAGTTCATCTTCGGTATATTTTCCCACATTGCCTTTATTTTTATTACCATTATTTATTTCATCAATCATTTCCTCTTTTGACATTTCATTTACTTTATATTTATCATTCACAATACTTTCTATACGTCCATACTTATCAGTTCCTTTTACATGAACATATGAGCCAACTTGTAGTAAATCTTTTTTAGTTATTTTTTGTTTCATTAACCAATGATAAATACGTTCTGTAACATAAGCATCTTTTCCAATATTCCTATGTTCTTGTTTAAATTTTTCTGGAATGAGCGCTGCGGCAATCGGGCATTTTGGATGCAATCCATAACTAAAATTAGTAGATTTAATTTCTTCATTAATAATCATATCTTCAGCTATATTAGCTAATAAATGATTTTTAAAATTACCGTGCCTTTGTAAATGTTTTTTAAATATATGATAAGCTTCATGAAGAACAAGAAAGTAAAGTCCTTCAGCTGTCATATCAGAAAGCATTTCACTATTATAGTAAAACGAAACTCTTCTATCACTATAAGAAACACCAGCTGCAGAACCATAAGGAAGATTATTGTCTTTAATAAAATCAGAGTTAATTATAAATAAATATATTAATGGCTCTTTATCCATCAAATATATAGCTAATTTACTAATGTTTTCTGGTCTTTGTTGCATTGATTATTTTTTTTCCTGAAATTTTAATTCTAGAAGTTTTTGCATTTGACCTTTAAACTTTATTGAGGAACAAGCAATAGCAATAATATTTTCTTCCATAACTTTTATTCTTGGAATGTTTTTTATCTTTATTTGTCCAGCAAATCTAGTAGTAATGTGTTCTCTATTAAATAACATTACAAGAAATTTTACTTTACTTTCCATTTTTCAATTCAATTTCACTAGTATAAAAATAACCGGAATAAGCATTTTTATATCTTTCGGAAATATCATAAAGAACCTCATGTAATTGCTTACAAATTTCGTTTTTAGAAGTATCAAGTATTTGAATAAAAGCAACTAAATCTTCAGCTGGAATATCCGTATCTTGAATAAAAGTAGAAATGTTTATAGCAGACAAATTCATATCAGCTATTTCATCTAATACTTCAACATAGTATCCAATACCCAATAATAAATAAAGTATAACCCCTTTTCTTTTTTTTATTTCGTTTACTTTATTTCTAAATAATTTGTAGTTTAAAAGAATGTTCTCCGGAAGTATTCTATTTTCAGCAAAATAAATATAACGAGAAATAATTTCACGAACAATTTTTTTCCCATCAAGCCCAAACTCAGGAGTTTGACTAGAAAGAAGTTGTATTTGTCGGCTTGGTTTATTCAAAAAAGTATCAAAATCTTCATATCTTTTTTGTTCTTCTTTTGATAGTTTACTCCATTCTTCTAGTCCGTCAAGTATCATATTGTCTGAAACTAAAGTCCAGCTTCTTGGAGACATTGTTCTTTCACTTCCTCCTTCATCTGGGCGAACAGAAACAGGAATAAGAAATGGATTTTTGTTTCCTTCTTCTAACATTTTATCCATTATAAAATACATTATAATCGGCATTATTCTTGAAGAAAGATTTATTGCAGTCCCATTGAATTGAAAATTATATGGAAGCGAAGCATAACAACGAAGCCAACTTTCAGCATTATAATCAAGAAAAAGAGTTCTATGAAATCTTTCAGAAGTTGCTGTATCCATTTGGTTTACAAGATTTAGATTTTCTACATTTTCTTGAACTTTGAAGTTCCCAGAACCAACAATAATAGTTTTTTTAGGAAGATGGTATTTTTCAGATTTGCCAGTTTTTTTATTATAGTCAGCTGCTCCACCTATTTCTCCAGTAAGAACTAAATTCATTACAGCTGCCATTTTATCACTTTCAGCTTTATTGAATTCATCTAAGTGAAGAAGCCAAACTTTTTTACTATCTGGATCTGGAAGCACGGTAGGATGTGCTAATCTTACAACTTTTCTTCCTTCCCTATCTTCTAGATAAGGAAATCCCTCAAATTCTTCAATTGGAACTTTTTGTATTTCAAGCTTATGATAAATACAACCATATTTTTCTGCCATTTGTTCTACAATTTGACTTTTGGCATTCCCAGTAGGTCCATAAATAAAAACAGAATGATAATTCTCAAACTTCCATTCTTTTTCTGTCAATCTTACAAGACGAGCTATTTCTTTTTGAAGTTCTTCATAATTTACCTCTGATGGAGCAATTTTATATTTCTCCTCTTTGCTGAGTCCAAACTTATCAAAGCCGGCATTTACCCTGTTTTGAATTTTGTAAAGATTTCTGTCCAATTTTCCCTCTTTTTATTTTATTATACTATTAATTTTGTTTTTTGTCAAGAAATTTTTCTATTTCATTCATCATCACAAACAGTTTTTTCTAGTTCATCCATTATTTTATTAGGAATTTTGTCTAGTGAAAATTTTACAAATAGCGATACTCCCCAATAGCCTTGACTATCCGCATTTTCTGGCTGATACCTATTATTGGATTTGACTTTACTAAATCCTCTATAAACTTCAAGCTTGCTTGTATCAAGATTTATAATATAAGCCCATTCGCAAAATAAACTATCTTTCATAAAAGGAGAAGCATCTATCATATTTGTAATTTTATTTTTATAAGCAGATAAATCGCCTTGATAATTTTTTAGAGATTCGTAAATTTTTTTATTATCATCAACCAAAATTATTTTATCAAAAATTTCATTCATTTCTTCAACAGTAGTTGACTTTATAAAATTGACTATTTTATTACCAAGCTCGGATGGATAACTATCCCAATGATTGTAAGCGATTTTATTCACTCCATTTTTATAAAAACCAATTGCTCCATTTGTTGACATTTTTTTTATCTCTTTCATCATGTTTTTTAGTGTCATTTTTTTTCTAAGTAGTTTAGTATATAATATAAACTTGTTTTTCTTGAACCCATTAAAAAAATAAAATTATCGGTTATCATCAATCTATCAATTTCTTTAGCTTTGCCAAAAGCATTTATTAAAAACTTTATTTTATCCATAGTGTTATAATAAAACACCTTTTATAAAAAATTTTCTATATTTATAACTAGAACTTTTTAACCACATTACACAATTTTTGTTATTAAATAGTTTTATAAGTTGTTCTATTTTTTCCATTCTTCTAAAATTTCCTCAATTTTTTTTCTAGTGTTTGGATGAAGCTGAAGTTTATTTTTATTACTAGCATACCATTGATCTATTGTTCCACTTTCAAATCCTTGTGCTCTTCCAGCGCCAAGCCAATCGCAAAACATTTCAAGAATATATTTATCTGGCATTGGAAGAATAACTACTCCTTCACAATCATCTGGCTGAACCCACCATTGCCAATGATGTTTATTTCTTTTTTGGTGAAGAAGCCATGCAAAGTCAAATGCAGGATCGCCCGTATCCGTGGGCTTACAATATCCAGTTTTGTCCCTTGCAGGCTTTTTGCCTTTTGTAAAAAAATGATTAGCGTAAGGAAAAAATTCATCTGGAAAAAACTTGCTTAAATCATGCATAAGTCCTTGCCAAATAAGCCCTCTTTTAAAGCATTCAGTCATTACAAAAGTTTTATGTCTAATGAGATATTTTAGATATGTTATGTATTTCCCCAATTGTTAATCTTCCTTCTTTATGATGTTGTTCAACACTATTTGCTCCACCAAAAACAAAAATAGGAAAAAAACATTCTTCAAAATTAGAATTAAATATTAATGTAAGTGCATGTATTTTTTGTGATTTGTTCATAAATCTAAAAAACTCTTATTTTAATCCAACTGATCTGAAAAATCTATCCAATCATTAGCCTCGCAATATAAAATAAGATAACCGATTAAATCAAATGTATCATTTTTTCTATGTTCTGTGGAACTTTTCACACGTTTTAATTTATCATCTAAACGCTGTCTTATTCCTTCTTTTGCGTCCAATTTGCTAAATATATTTATTGGTTCTAGTGCACTATTTCCATATCTTTTATTTTTTTCAATAACAGTTTTTTTTGCACTATCGCATATTTGCACTAATCTTTGTTGTGTTTCATTAATCATCTAAATTTAAAAGTCCTTTATCTACGCCTGTAATAATCCAATGACACAATCTATAGAAATTATTAACAAATATAAGTGTGATAATTGGCCAAAATATTCCTATTATTATTCCTACTGCTATAACATCATCCCCGCCTTTTGGCTCAATTAGAAATGTTAACCATCTTGTGATATAAAACCATGTTACAGCGCCACTAACAGTATATCCAATTATTTTGAGTACTTTATTTAATCGATAGCCTTGATCATTATTCATTTTTTTCTTCTGTTTTTTCTATTGTTATCCATTCACTACAACAAGGACAAAGCAACATAATATATTTTCCTATTCTTATTCCTTCTCTTAAATCTTTTTCTTCTAAGTCCATTCCACACTTATCACAAAAATAATGGCTCAAAATAAATCTCCTATAAATCTAAAAGATATTGTTTGTTTTTTATTTTCGACCTGGAGTTAAGCTTTTTCATAATCTTAAAAGTTTCATATATTGTTTTTGTAAAATCTAGTGGTAAATATTTGGGAACAAAATATTCGTTAAAACATTCAAGATCCTGTGATAGCAGTTTTTCATCCATTTTTTTTTCATAATCAATTGGCAACAATTTATGATCAGGAAGACTATCAACAAATGCTTTAAAATCTATATTATTCATTTTTACTCCTTTACTCCTGCCCAGAATCGAACTGAGATTATGGCTTTAGAAGAACCATATTCTATCCATTGAATTACAGGAGCGTTTAGCCCAGAAAAGATTTGAACTTTTTCTCTCTGATTCAAGGTCAGATGTGCAGCCATTACACCACCGGGCTATTTTTTGAAAACATGTAACAGAAAGAAACTATAATCAAAGAACTACAATATACCATAACAGTATTATGAAATGATAAAAATCCTAAATCAAATGAAAAAGCTGGAATAAAATAACACGCTAAAAATGATAAACTATATTTAGCTATCATGTTTTACCTCACATTCAACTTTATGATTTGTTTCAAATAAAAAATATAATACAATTTCTTTTAATAAATTAGTTATTCCGGTATTATAATCATTATGCATAATAGTAAAAGTTTCCATTATAATATTATTTTTCTTTCTTGTTATCTTTATATTATTTTCGCATAAAACAATTTCCGCAAGTTCTTCGTTACTTATAATATTATTTACCTTTTCTAAAAGATTTTTATCTTCCATTACTGTTCTTTCTAGTGCTCCAAACCAAGAATCTTTAAATTCGCTTTCTATTATTTTTTTTACATATCCGGCATTATTAGTTAATCTTTTAGTTATTTCTTTTTGTAAATTTTTCTTATCAAACCACGTCCAATTATATTTACTAATGAGAGTGTGAATAAAATCATCATAATCTATATCATGTATTTTTATAATATAAGAAGCGCTTGAACTATTACTAACAAAACCATTTCTTATTTTCATTTAACAGTTTCTTGTTCCTGTGAATATTTTTATTGGCTTGTTAATTCCAATCTTTTTTTGAAACACTTTAAGTTTTTCTATTTTTTGTGATAAATCCATTTCTTTGCTTTCAAGATAATCGCCATCACCGTTAACATCTGCTAGTATTATTCCCATTATATTTTTAAAATCAAAGCCTTCCCAGTCAAAATAAGTGATTTCATAATTGCTATTGCCATTAGCGTAATCATGAAATAAATCATTTATAACATCTTTTTTTATGGCATATTCATTTACACTTCTTCTAAACTCATCTTCTAAATCAAGTCCAATCATATTTATTAAGTATTTTTCTTTATTTATTGGCTTATCTAAATGAAATCCTAAAATTACAAAACTACTAGAAGAACTATTGCTAACAAATCCGTTTCTTATTTTCACCCCATACTCCAGCTAAAAACTTCTTTTTTGTTTTCATTCACAAGATTTTTATATTTATCGAATGCTTCACGTTCGCCATCTTCTTCTGCTTCATCAGAGCCTTTTTTATATTCTTTTAAATCAATGCTCTCAAAAGTGTATGAGTAATCCATAGGGCATAAATCGCCAATATAAGCCACTTTTTTTTCTAGGAAACTGCCATAACAAACAATAGCTTTTATTACTGCTTTCTCATAAGGACTTAGTTGCTCAAATGCTTTTTCATGATTTTCTTTTGTAGTCATAAGCAAAAAGCTTGAACTACTTGAATTACTAACAAATCCATTTCTTATTTTCATTTTATTCTCCCCAAGTTATATTTTTATCATTGATTCCTATCTTTGCTAAAAACCCATCCATATCAAAATTATTCATAAAAGTGTTTCCTTTTATTACTTTTCTAGTTTCACTAATACTCCATTTATCTTCACTATCATTAAAAACTTCAAACTCTATTCTTTTAGATTCTTCTATATGATTTTTAATTTGATATATTTGTTCAGGAGATAGATAAAATTTATCTATTATAAAACTGCTACTGCTGCTATTACTAACAAATCCATTTCTTATTTTCATTTATTCCTCTGTATAATATACGTGATTTTCACTTACTCCTATTTTTTTTAATAAATTACTAAACTCTTCGCTATGGTTGCGAACATTATAGCCAGCAATGTAATGTTTTTCATCGTAAAAATACATTCCTCCTTCGTAATCATCTTCAATAGAAACAGTCCAGTTTCCTATTTCTTTTATTTGACTTTCCGTTAAAAAACTTTTAGCTATAATAAAACTACTGCTACTGCTATTACTAACAAATCCATTTCTTATTTTCATAATCTATTCCCCCAAGTAAACAAATCTTCTGTTTATGCCAAGTTTCTCTAAAAAATTCATAGCGCTTGGATCACAATAGTAAATATTACTACAAGAAACATAATTTTCTTCAATGCTTAATTTTAAGCAATCATCTTCATCTGATTGAGTTTTTAGCCAGTTTTGAAGTTTTATTATTTGTTCTGGGTTTATAAAAGATTTTGCAATAACAAATGAAGATGAACTGCTATTGCTAACAAATCCATTTCTTATTTTCATTAATATCCTCCACCATGTTCCATTATTAAATCATCAGATTCGTAATTTATATTTTCATTGCAAAGCAATGGCTCTACTCCTTCGCCTTCACTACTAAAACTTCCATGATAAAGAATCATATCGTTTTTAATAATTTTTTTTATAACTTTTGTTACTCTATCTTCTCCATAACAATACTCTTTCATGTATTCTTCAACTGAAATTTTTTCTGCATTGTTGTAAATGCAATTAATAAGTGAATTAAATATTGATTTAAATGGAGAATTTTTTAAGGCTTCTAACTCAATCTTAAAAAGATCAATTAGTTTTTCTTTTGTTAGTTCATCTTTTACGCCAATAATAAAAGATGAACTCGAACTATTACTTACAAAACCATTTCTTATTTTCATAACATTCTCCTAATATAAATCAAAATACGGACACATTCTACTTTCAAGCTCATTTTTTTTCATACTTTTTCTAAACTTTTTTGCTTCTTCGCTCATCCACACATCTTCAACAAAATCATTAGCTTCTATTATATTTATGGGTTCATATCCTTTTTCGCCTTCAAGAAAACTACATGCATATACTTTTGCTTTAGCATTTATGTAAATACTAAAATGGAAGCTTTCGCAAGGTTCAACAAAAAGATTGAAATTTTTATAATCTCCCATAGCTTTAGCTGCTTTTAATACTGTTGGTGCAGAACAACTGTCAAATCCAATTGATACATCTTTTCTTTTTGCGTATTCTATTAATAATTGCATTTTGTCGATAGATTTCATTGGTGTCAAAGTATTTCTTTTTCCTTTTGGTTTCAATAAAAGAAAAACAATAGCATTTAAATCTTTTAATCTATAATCTTCTTTTGCTTTATCTATTAGTTCCAAACAACTATCAAAAGTTTCTACTGATAAAAGTTTATGAATGTTTACTTGTTTTAGCCCATATTTTCCTAATTTTTTTATTGCTTCAAAACATATTTTATCATCATAATGAGAAACAGCTACAGCTCCACAATATTTTACTAAAATTTTTGCCAAGCCGTTAGTTAAATTATAACCATTTATAGTTATGTTAGGAACAACATAGTTATAATCATTATTTTTACAATAATGCATCATTTTAAAAAGATCTGGATTAGCCTCTAAATCACCTATACCAAATGCAATTTGCGTTAAACTTTTAGGAAGTTTATGAAAAACTTTTTTAAAAGTTTCGAGATTCATGTTTTCACCTCTTGGTGTATTTGATTTATAACACCAAGTGCACGGAGTTCCAATTCCATGGCAAATAGTAGAAACTTCAATATCTGCTATTTCTGGACCGAATGGAGAAAAATCTGGATCTTTTTGCATATTGCTTCCCCATCTCATAAAAAATCCAGTATTTTTATTAAATACGTAGTTATATTTTGTGGATTTTAAAATTTTTGTATTTTTTGTTTCTATCATTTTCATAATATATTAAGTATTTACTGTCGTAACATTTATGTTATTTGTCCAGGTTCAATTAGTATCGTTTGTTGTGCTTCTCGCAACATAAGATTCACTCCAACAATTAGTAACAACATCAAGAGACTTTAAGTTAAACGTAAATTTTGAATCATATTTTTTCTTACATTCTGCGCAAAGCCATTTATCATATATAGATGTTAATGGATGTTCTCTTGAATTCCATTTTTCGCAATCGCTACATTTAACAATATTTTCTATTTTATTTTGTTCTATACATTTATAACAATATTTTTTATTATTTTTTTTTATTGCCTTTTTTTCCAAAACAAAATTATTACAATAATCACATTTCACTAAAATTTTAGCACAATCTTGACAAAAAAAGTTGCCATCTACATCTTTTTGCATTTGACTTTTCAACTTTATTGAGGAACAATTCACACATTGTCGAACTTCTTCTCTATAACAGTTTGCACAAATAATCTTTTTATCATCAATATAACAAATATTCGTTTCTTTTATTATTTTCTTGCCGCAAAGAGAACATATTCCATAATAAATATTACATAAAGATATATTGCTTTTTATAAGATTGCTAAGTCCTTTTCTATATTCAAAAACTTTACTATTTACAATTTGTTTGTTTTCAAAAACTTGAACTCCGCCACCGCCATTGCGAGAAACAAGGTGCAAAGAAGGCAAAGAAAAGCTAACTTTATCATTATAAATAAAAGAACTTTTGTTATTTTTAAAGTGTAATAAATCTATCGTGTATTTTGAAACAAAGTTATCATTTATTTCTACAACTTTTTTATTCATTATTTTTTGAATAGATTTGGTATTTAAAAGTTCTAGTGGAAAAAATTTAACAACATTTATATTATTTTTTGCATCTAGTAATGCCCAGCTCCTAGATATAAATTTATCTATTTCTATTCCGCTGTATTCCTTTTTTACTCCATCTGTAATATATATCATTGCTCTATTTTTGTCGCTAATAATACCAGGCAATCCTGTCCATATAGCTTGAGAACTTTCAAGATTTAAGCAAGAAGACCAACTTTCAGCAGTAGAGCATAAAAACCAGTCTGCAAAGTTTAAAGAAAGAACTATTTCCATTTTTCTTTTTGGTAATTTTTTTACTCCTACAATTTCAGTTCTTTCCTTTATAACTTGCTCAATAACATTAATTGACAAAGTTTCTAAACCATCAATATAACGTGCTTCTTCATTTCCAGATTTAGTATAATAATCTATCAAAGCTTTTTTAATTTTTATTTTTTGTTTATCAACACTAATTTTATTTTCTCCAAAATTTTCATAAGAAACATTATAATACAAGACAAAACTTTTAAAAAAATATTGAAATAATTTCCATCCTTCATCAAAATATTCCAAATTTTTTTCAGGTATTTCGAGTCTTTTCCTTAAATCTTTAGAATTTCCAAGTATTTCCTTGTAATAATTATCTACAAATGGATTGTATATTAAATACTTGAATTTTTTTAAGCTTTCTTCATCTAAATCAAAATGTTTTTCAACAATGTTAAAAATTTTGTTTAAATTAGAAATCATCTTCATCCTCATCTTCATCTTCATCTTCAAGATTACAAAAACAATATTTAAGCGAATCTTTTTCTAACTTAAGCAACCCTTTATAATATCTAAATCCAAAATCATCTTTACAATAATGCTCTTTTGTTTTTTTATTAACTACAATGCTTTGATGACCGTAATTACCTGATTTTAAGTATCCGCGTTTATTTGGAAAATATTTTGCCTTATTTTTTTTAGCTATAATAATGTTAGTCGTATCTTGATAAAGAAATGCTAAATATTCTTCAAATTCATTAATATCGTGATAAAGAAGTTCCATATAATATCGTCCAACAAAACTAGAACTATCACTAAAACGCATATTAAAATATTTACTTGCTAAATTTTCTAAATTACAAAACAAAGGATATTCTCTTACAAAATGAAAACATTCTTTATTTGTTTCTTTTTCTCTAACAGTCAATATCCAACTTCTAGTTAATATTCTATCTACTTTTATTTTTCCATACTCCTTCTTTGTTCCATCTGTAATATATATCATTGCTCTGTTTTTGTCGCCAACAAGCCCAGGCAGTCCTGTCCAAAACGCTTCTTCGTATTGACTTTCAAGACTTAAACAAGAACTCCAATTTTCAGCAGTAGAACATAAAAACCAGTCTGCAAAGTTTAAAGATAATACTAAATATAGTTCTTTATTTGGAAACTTTTGAGTTCCTATAATTTCAAGATTTCTTATTATTTTAGATTCAAGGATTTTTACCAATTCCTTATCTTTAAGAAGATCTTTATAAAAAACTTCAATAATTTTTTTACCATTTTTTTCATGAAAAACTATTCTATCTTCTTTCGTAAAGTTTCTAGTCCCAAAATTAATTTTCTGCCCTTTTGAATGTAAAAATTGTTGAATGTTATTATCAAAACTGAAATCAAAAATAGAATTAAACAAGTTATTTTTATAATAATCAACTAAAGCTTTTTTAATTTTAAATTCCTGATTCTTGTATATTACTTTATTTTCATTAAAGTGTTTATATGTTATTCCTGTCGAACGGTAAAATGAATCAAAAAAATGTCGAAATGTTTTCCACCCTTCATCAAAATTGATAAGCAAATTACCAGATAGCGGGATTTTTTTGCGCAAATTTTTTGTATCGCCAAGTATTTTTTTATACATTGGGTTTACATTTGGTTCATAAAATAATCTATATTTAAATATACTCAAGCTTTTTTTTGTTAAACAAAAAAAATCTTTAACTAATCGATAAATTTCCAACTTATTGATGAGATTTTGATTAGCCACAAGTCTCCCTTTTTTTACTTTATAATATATTATAATATTTATTTACATTTTTGTCAATTATTTGGGCATAAAAAAACGGATCAAGTAAAATATTGCTTTATAGCAATAATCAGACCCGTCAAAAAGAAGGGGTGAGGCTTTGCGCCTCGTGGGTTTATTTTTTAGCGTTTCCTTGAATTGCTTCAAGGCTTATTACAAGTCCATTAATTTTTGCTGGCTTAACTGTTTCTAGCGTTATTTCTTTACTATTTTTCACGCTAGCTGCTAATGCAACATTTTTTATTAATATAGACTGTTTATTTATTACTGCTGGTTCTAATTCAATATTTATTGGCATAATCCACCTCAGCAATATCTTTACAATTCTTCTTCAATGCCCATTTCTATTTCATCAATTATTTCTGTTTCGTTTTCATCAAGTATTTTATCATAAACTTCAGCTAAATCATCGTTATCATAAGATGAAATTTCATCTATGACAATCATTATCAGCTCATCACTGAGCATTTCAACCTCTTTACTTGTTTTCTCTTTAAATGTTTTTTTAGAGATCTTTTCTTCATGTGGAAATATATCATTCCATAACCCTATTAATTCATTTAAAGAAAATTCATTAATGCTATCTATAACATCAACAATTGCTTTTTCTCTTTGTAGTTTCATACTTTACTCCCTAAACAATAAAAATAATCCAGTTAAAACTATGCTAGAAATAGCCACAGCTACAGCTGGAAATATTCCCATAATATATAAGACGCCAAGTAAAGTTATACAAAAAACTAAAATTTTCCAGAACATTAAATAGTTCCATCAGGTTCATTAAAAATTTCTAATTCTTTATCAATATTATTTTCAGCAATCAAAATATTTTTATTTTTTTCTGATATTTCAGCGTATAATTCAATAAAACAATTTTTACATAAATATTTTTTTATTGTTTGTAAATAAATATTTTCCCATGAAAAAGATCCACAACTACTACATTTAAAATCTTCTCTATAATCTTCATCTTCATAGACACTACCATAGTCACCACCATAATAACCATATTTTTTATACGATTGAGGAATTTTAAACTTTGTTTTTACATTTTTAACTATTTGCCAAGTGAAGTCCATAGCATTCTTTAACTCATTTAATTTAACAAATTCAGACTTCATGTGAGGGTTATAATAACCGACACTTAAATTAGCGACACTCATTTGTTCATTTAAATAATCAGCATCAGAAAAAGTGCCAACAGCAGATTTATACCCATATAATTTGCCAATCTCGGTTAAAGTATCTTCAAACTCTTTAACTCCATAATCATTTTTTTCACAAAGTATATCATTTCCGCCACGCCTATCAAGAACTATCCCATATGGAATATTTAACAAATCGTTGTTAGCGACAAATGTCATCATTCCGTTTCCACCACTTTCTTCTTCTACGCTAAATACAAAATTCAAATCTTTTTTTACTTTTAACAATTCTAAAATTATAAGAATCCCGCATTTATCATCTCCGCCTATCACTCCATAACCAGATAGATAATTTCCATGAATATTGATAAAACTAGTTAATCTTGCATCGATTGCATCTTGAACTGTATCCATATGAGCTGATAGCAATGGTGAATTTGAATTGCTTACATTATAAAGATTTCCTTTTGCATCAACAGAAAACGGAATGCGAAGTTTATTTAAAAACTTTTTTATAAAATCACGCATTTTACTTTCTTGTTTTGTTCTTGCCGGAATCTTAAAAATCTCTAGTAAAAGTTTCTTGTCCATTTTTAATTTATTATCCTTTATTATATTATCTCATAATTTTACTTTTTTGTCAATTTTTTATATCACTAAGATGTATTTTCTTCTTCTTCTTTATATTTTTTATAACACTTGCTACATAATAAATCTCCATCTGGAGTTTCATTTATTTCTTCATTTGGAAAAGCTTTGCCACAGTCATTACATAACGAATATACATATGAAAAACATTCTTCACATAAATCATTGTCATGCCATTCATCTTTATCTTTTATTTCTTCGCAACTACTACACACAAAAAAGAACTTATCAAAGCAGTAATGACAAAAACAACCATTATTGGTAGGTATAACATTTTCTTTATAAAAAGATTCGCCGCATTGATCGCAAATTTCAAAATATTTAAAAAAACAATCTGAGCAATAATCATGACCATCGCATCCAGTAAAATAATCATCTTCGCGTATTGTTTCATAACAGCGATAGCACATTTTTCTATTAGTGGTATAATCATTTATTTCTTTTTCAGCTTTAACTAATCTAGATAATCCATCATAGTATGAAATTGAAGTACTTTCAAAATAATCGCCTTGTTTATTACAAACATGCATTCCATTATCGCTAGAATATATTATTTTTAGCCCTTCTTCAAGATAACTACGATCTTGAAATATAAAACAACTTTCGCCGTGCTTATGAAATAATAAATTAACAGGATATTTAGAAATAAATTTAGAATTGATTTGTTGAATGCTTAGCTTAGTATTTTCTTTTATTTCACGTGGTTTAATATATTTTACCGGATAAAATTTAATATAATTCATATTATTTTTTACATCTAATAATACCCAACTTCTTGTTAAAATAGTTTCAACTTCAATTTCTTTATATTTTTTTTTTGTTCCATCTGTAATATATATCATTGCTCTATTTTTGTCTACGATAAGTCCAGGTAGTCCAGACCAATAACAACCACCAAAATTACTATCAACATTCAAGCAAGAAGTCCATTGTTCAGCAGTAGAACATAAAAACCAATCTGCAAAGTTTAAGGAAAGCACAAAATATAGTTCTTTATTTGGAATTTTATAACTTCCTATTTTTTCCACACAAGCATTTAAATGAGTTTCACAGCATCCATTACAATGACAATCTATTGGAAGCAACTTTTTGTGCTCCATATAATAAGACTTTAGTAATTTAAATAATTTGTGTTCGTTTTTGCCAACTAAAATTTTATTTTTTTTAAAATCTTTATATTGTATTTTATATTCTAAAATAAAATTAAAAAAATATTTCTTAAAATAAAGCCAACCTTTATCTACATTGCTAGATAATGGTATTTTAACTTTATATCTAAGGTCTTTACCTATAATGTTTTTATATGCTTCATCTATATCTGGTTCAAATAAAAGTTTTTCAAATTTGTTTAAACTTGGACCATCAAGAGAAAAATAATTTTTAACAAGTTTAAATATTTTTTTTTGCATTTATCTTTCTTTTATAGATCAAGTTTTAAGATATTTCTAATCTTCCAAGGAATCTGTTTTTCAATACAATCTACAATAATTTTTTCTCTAATACCACTATTAATCGACCTTAATGTTATTTCTTCAAATAACATTTCTAAAGTATCTTTAGTGATTATTTTTATTATTTTATCAAGATTAGGTTTTATTGGCAATATATTTTCTTTGATTAAAATAGACTTCCAATACGGTTCTGTTTGATCATCATTAGTATAATCAAGTATAAGTTTATAAGCTACATTAGCAGGACTTTGTTTATTAAAGACAGATGGCAATAATTTTATTTTTTTAATAAACTTTTTTGCCGTAATTTTTGCTATTAATCGACTATCTATTAAATTATCACCTTTATATTCATCTTCAAGAATAGGACGAACTATTATACCAGCTATTAACTGATTCGCAAACGAAGAAAATTCTGAAAAACCATTTGCATAAGATTTTATCTTTTGTAAATTGAATTTACCAATATATAACTCTGGAGTAAAAGATAATTCTGATTTAATTAAAACACTTTTTGCATCTTCCCAATTCATCCAATTATCATTTAAAAAAATGTCATAAAATACTATTTTTTCTGTTTTTCCTGAACTCAAATAGCAAACTTCATTTTCTGTTTTTTTGCTAACAATTTCCCCGAATAAAGTAAAAGGAACATGAAACAATTCTTTTGCAAGATTTATAAAGCAACTTTTATTTTTATTAAAAATTTTATTAATTTCATAATATTTTTCATCAAATTTTAATAAACCACATTCAGAACCAATCCTAAAATCTAATCCGTTGTAATAAATTTTAAAAAATCTTCCACTGACTTTTTCAAGAACTACAATATTTCTATTAAGAAAAGTTTTTTCTAAAATATCGTTTATTTCTTTTATTGCAGGATATATTTTTTCTTCATTTTGGCGATAAGAAAATGTTGTGCTTTCTTTTATAGAATTCATTTCTTGGTATTTGCCATTTGTATAAGTGTAAGTTTTTTTTAACATTTTTTTCCCTTTATTCGCCCAAAAATTTAAGAAGCTCCATATTAACGGTAATCCCATTATCAAGATGACCAACAATAATTCGCCCTTCATTAGCGGTTCCCACTTTTATTAGTTTGCCTTTAAACCCTCGATATTCTGCAGTTTTTCCCATAAGAGAAATGGCTTCTTCTTTATTCATAAGTAATTATAACATTTTTTTTATTTTTTGTAAAGGTTTTGATGGACAGACTCGGAATCGAACCGAGATCAATGCGGTGCAAGCGCACTATAATGGCCGTTATACTATCCGCCCAATGGCCCCTAAAAGAATTGAACTTTTACTTTCTGCTTGTAAAACAAATGTGCTTCCATTACACCAAAGGGCTATTTTTAGGAGCCTTGGGACTTGAACCCAAACATCACTGAGATATAAGCTCAGCAGCTTCACCAATTTGCTTAGACTCCAACGATTTGAGCCCAATAGGATTTGAACCTATGACTAACGCCTTAAAAGGGCGTTGCTCTACCAAGCTGAGCTATGAGCCCATAAAACAAATGCCGCTATGTTGCGGCATTTTTACTTTTTCTACGCCAGGCAGATAAGCTATTCTTCTGCTGGTGCTTCAGGAAGTTTTGTAGAAACATCAATTTCTTTACCAAGACTTTCAGCAGTTCTTGGAATATCAATTGACAAAATTCCTTTTCTTAAAGAGGCAGAAAGCTCCTCAACGTCAAAATCAGCCGGTACTATTACCTTTTCAGTAAAAGAATTTTTGACAAGACCAAGAACTTTATTCTTGTCTTTTGGTCTTCCTTTAATGACAATAACATTGTCGTCATCTACCACTTTGGCTCTAACCTTGATTTCGCTGAGTTTAAAGCCGGGAACTACAACATTCACTCTCATTCGAGTATCAGTTTTAGTAGTCTTTAAAACATTTTCATTCATAATACATCACTCCTTTTTGTTTATTATATGAATTTTTTTTATATATTTATATTCTTTAAAAGTTTTTATAATTCTATACATAATATATCAAAGCTATGAATCTTCCACGAACTCTAAAAATTTTTCTAATCGAAATTTTAAATATCGAGATTCTTTAAATTCATCGCAATAGCCATATCTATTAATTGACAACCTTCTTAGATTTTCTGTATGTTTTAGATGATTATATTTAAATTTAATACAAATTCCCCAATCTGAATTTTTATTTTTTATAAAATCACTATGCGCACATATACCGCAACATTTCTTTATTGTGTATTTTATTGTACGAAGTTGCTTAAGTTTATTTTCATCCATTTATACAAAATAATCTTTACAGAACTTATCAAGTTCAATAGCTTTTGCTTTTACAAACTCTATATCATCACTACGAACTTTTATTGTCCAGTTATATCCTCTTGAATTTTTTACTGCTTCAAAAGAAAATACTGGATCCTTTGAGATTATTGTTCCTTCTATTACTTTCTTTGCTTCTTCCATTTTTGCTCCTTTATTTAATAATATATCCTTTTTTTTCAGCTCTTTTTCTTCCATCCTGTATAGAGCAATCATTCAAGCTCCAAACATAATCCATATAATAATAATCAAATTTTTTCAGTTTCTTTTTTATTGGAATAAACCCTCCACAACAAGAATATAAAGAAACTTTATTTCCAATTCCCTGAATTCTTGTATCTATAATATAGTAATAATCATCATCGTACTGATCTTTTGTCCAACCAAGAAGTCTTACTAATCTAAAATGATCTAACATAATTTCATTTCTATGCTTATTTACAAATTTTTGAATTAAATAGGCATTATCTCTTTTTAAGAGATTATCAATAAATCCTTCTATTTTTCTTTTTGGTTGCTCAAAAAGTTTCCAATAAAATTCATGTTTTTTCATTTATTTACCCACGGTATACCATAAAAATACAAACCTAATCCTATAAAAAGGCTGGTTATTAGATGCATAATAAAACCAAGGACATTGTTCTCAAGACATCCCCACACGCATTTACTAAATGTTATCAATATACCAAAAATTATTGCACCAATAATTGCTCTAATTATTTTCTTTTTTATCATTTTAATACAGGTCCGCAAGGACTTGAACCCTGATCTTGCAGTTTTGGAAACTGTTATGCTACCATTACACCACAGACCCATTATATTATTATTTTCTTTTTTTGTCAAGTTTTTTAAAACTATTTATCAACTCTTCTTTTATATCTCTCATTATGGCTTTACTAAATACATGTTTATCCTTTTTTTCTAGTTTGGAAAATTCATGCCCATTATCTTTTACAAAATCTTCCATTACATCTTTTATATAGTATTTCATATAATTACCAAATAGATGCATATTATCAAGTCGTCCATATTTAGAAAATAAATCATGAGTTCTATTGTTATTTACGTAAGCAATGCCTAAATTAATCATATCCTGAACTTCTTTCTTTATTTTTATCGGTATTTTTTTCTTTTTAGGCTCATTATCTTTAAATTCAGGATTTTTCTTTTTTAAAAGAAAAAAGCTTTCTCCCATTTTGTAGTTGTTCATAGGGCGAACAACAATACCCTCAATAAGATTTTTTTTAATCCCATAAGGAGTAAAAACGCTATTTTTGCGAATGTCTATACTATCTAACATTTCCTCAAATGAAGAAAAATCTTTAATGTTTATAACGCCTAACACAGGAACTTTCAAATTCCATATATCAAAATTAGTTTCTTTAAAGGCGTAGTCTATAAATTCTTTTTGTTCGCCTATGGTATAGAAAAAAGTTTTTTCTTTAATAATTTCATAAATAGCAAACCAACGCCAGTGAACAGAATTGCCATAATTTATTCTTTTTTGAATGCTTTGCCCAAAAAGCTCTCCAATAAATTGAACATTTATTTTATTTTTCTTGCAAAAAGAACTCATAATAGAAATAAAATCTTTTGTCTTTTCTTCTTTCATTGCTTCTTTATAGTTATAAAAACTATCTTCTGCAATACCACTTCTTTTTGAAAATTGTAAATGCCCGTCTTTGTGAAAAGTTATGCTAAAATTACTTCCATCAATTTTTTCTGTTATTTCGTATTTTTCATCAATAAGAAGATTTGGATATTGAGCAGTAAACTTTTCAATAAAATCAAATCTATAAGAATTTTCTATTTCTTTCCATTTTTTAAACATCGAAATCAAACTCCATTTGCGAATTTATAAAAAATCTTGAGGTAAAAAATCCACTAGCTTCTGTAAACATATTAGTAAATCTTCTGTCTATAATTCTAAAATTACCATTTTCTTTATAAAGAACTTGAACTGTACCGCCTTTTAATTTTTCATTTAATTCTAATAAACTTGGATACTCTGCATTTTTCTCATTAACATAAACATAATATGCTTTGCCTTTTTTTAGTTTCATTTTAAAACTCAAACTCTAGTTGTATTGTTTGCCCTTTTATAATAAATCTAAATGTATAAAAACTTCCTTCAAAACATTCATAAATAGATAACCTTTGATCTATGATTTTTAAATAATGTCCATCATAATAAACCAATATTGGCTTATTTTTAAATTTTATAGCAACTTTCTTTAAAGAACGATTTATTATTTTTTTTTCATTAGCATAAACATAATAATTCTTTCCTTGTTTTAGTTTCATATTTTATTATACTCTTTTTTTTATTTTTAGTCAATAAAAAAACCCCCAGAAAGCTCTAGGGGCTATAACTAGTTTTGTGCTTTGGGTAAGATCTAGCAACTTGTTATCCCAAAGTCGTAGCGACTTAAGCCGCCATTAAAAAGTTGTCAGTTATTTTTATCTTTACTCTACTTCAACATATTCCATTATTATTTGCAGTGCCTCGTCATATCCACCAGCATTAAAGACTTTATTTTTCATTTCTTCTGCTTCTTTTTTTAGCCCGATACTTACCAATGCTTTTTTTGCAATGCCTAAAATATTAAATATATTTCCATTTTTACCAATAATTTTTGCTGTTGGTTTCATTATTTCTTCTTTTTTGTATTTTCTAACATGTTTTCTAACTCTGCCTCAAACATCATAAGTTCAACACTAGAAGCAGGCCGTATATGAACTTCTTTTCCCTCTTCAAGAGCAACCTCAACGAATCCCCAATCAAATCTTTCGCCATGTTCAGTATAGATTGAAGACATTACAGAACCAGACTTATTATAAAATTTATTACCAATAAAAATAAGTTTTACTTCTTCCATTTTTTCCCCCTTAAGCATCTAGCCGGAGTTGAACCGGCATCTACTGATTGGCAACCAGCTATAATAACCATTATAATATAGATGCAATAAAAAGCCAGCACCAGGAATCGAACCCGAATCAGAAGTATACAACGCTCCCGCTCTGCCAATTGAGCTATGCTGGCATTACATACTTTATATTACATTTACGAGAACACTTACCAGTTTTTTTATATTCATCGCTTTCCAAAAAATACTTTCCGCAAGTAGAGCATTGAATATACTTTTCTCTGCATAAACTTGAGCAATATCCATCAATGGTTTCTCTTCGCCATGCAATATATTTTCCACAATTTCTACAACGAATATATTTTATCATATTACCAGTGAGAGGGGTCGAACCTCCATGGAATTTAATCCACTAGATCCTAAATCTAGCGCGTCTCGCCAATTTCGCCACACTGGCATGTAATTTTATTCTTCTATTCTAAGTATTTCATATTCCCTCCTGTCTTCGTAAAAAACAGAATATCCTGGATAATCATAAAAAGTTTCACGAACAATCATTGCTTTTTCGCAACTTACATTTACTTTCTCAAGTTCAAATCTTTTATATTCTAAGACAGAAACAACACAACTATTTTTTGCTTTATTCTCCATCATTCCTGAAAAAATGGCTATTATAATAAAAAGTATAGAAACAACAAAAGCTGATACACTAAACTTATCAGAAACCCAAAGTGATACAAATAAAATAATACAAGCAAGAGCAATAACTCCACTAATTACTAACAAAAATCCCATACAAATCCTCCTTTTTTTAATAGGGGTGTTTGGGGGAATCGAACCCTCGCCTTGACAGTCACAGTGTCATATGCTCACCAACTACACCACAAACACCATATTTTGGCGGGAAAGGGAATTGAACCCTTACGTATTTGCTTATGAGGCAAACCTTCTGCCAATTGAAAGTATCCCGCGAAGTTTTAGGGAAGGCGAGACTCGAACTCGCGCCTACGTACTCCCAAAGTACGCCGTCTAGCCACTGACTCACTTCCCTATATTCTTATCTTTATTATATTATTTTATTTCATTTTTGTCAAACATTATATAGTTTTTTTAAATAGCTTATAAGTTCTTCATAGTGTTCTCCTAACTCTTCCCTTGAAGCTACATTTGTTTTCATAACTGATTTTGTAGGATAAGACTGAACAAAGTTAGTAAAATGTTTATCTACAATCTCAGTATTGTAAGCGGCAGGATTATTATAAATGGGGCATCCTGGAAATGGAGTAAAAAGGGTAGCAATCCATTTATCAGGTTTTGCTTCTTCAATAAATTGCTTTGTTTTTTCTATTGATTCCCATGTTTCGCCTGGCAATCCAGTCATAAGAAAAGCTTTTGCTCTAAGTCCAAAACTTTTGGCTAGTTTGATAGCTCTTTTATGAACTTCAATCGTTTCTCTTTTATCTATTAACTTCAATACATTATTATCTCCACTTTCAACACCAAATCCTATTTCTTTACATCCGCTTGATACTAACAATCTACAAATCTCAGAGTCAAGTAAATCAGAGCGCGTTGAGCATCTATATTGAATATCTAAATTTTTTAGTTGTTCCGCCATTTTCCTAAATCTTGGCTTATTGTTGATAAAGTTATCGTCAAGAAAGCGAAAATGTCTACAATTATATTTATCTATTATTTCCTTTATTTCTTTTATTACGTTTTCTACACTTCTAAATCTTACTGGCTGGGGTAAATTTGCGCAAAATGCGCATCTCCAAGGACATCCTCTACTAGTAATAATCGTAGTAGCAATAGGGCTATCATCTTTTCTAAAAATATATCCATCCCATAAATTTTTTGAAACTATTGCTTCATCATTCATTAAGTGTCTGGCGGGAAATGGTATTTTATCAACGTCCTTGTCATTCTTTTTTACTAGATTAGAATTGACTATCCCGCGAACGCCATTATTTACAATATCTAAAATAACATCTTCGCCTTCACCAATAACAACTACATCAAAATGATTTTTGACGCTTTCCGGAAGCCATGAAGCATGAGCACCTCCTATAATAGTTATTCCATCAACATTTTTAGAAACTTTTATTTCATTTTCAATTTGAGGAGTAGTAGCAGAAAAGCAATAAAAATCTGCTGATGGTATATTTTTGATAGTATTTTCATTTTTCCTCATGTCAAAAACACTAACTTCATGGCCGTTTTTTTCTAATACGGCGGCTATATAAAGCAAACCTAATGGAGGATACACCATAGGGTCAAAATCAAGTGCGTCTTTAGGAACTACTATAAGTATTTTTTTCATAGCAGTTTTTCATAAAGTCTGTTCATGTCAAAATTTAGTCCAGTTATTTTTATATTGTCTCCTTTATAGTCTTTCAATAATAATGCACTAAAATTTCCCATCATTTTTTGCGGTTTACCAATAGGGTTAAATCCACTAAAAAAAGGCACTTCTTTTTTCATTTTTTTTATTAGAGCATCAATGTCTTTTTCTACGCGAAAAACATATAGTTTCATATCCGGCCTATAAGAGAATCGAACTCTTAGCCTTGGAGAGACAATCCAAAATGTTAGCCATTACACCAATAGACCATTTTGCCAGGCTCAAACTGGCTCCGCGATATTTCCCACTCGCTTGATTGTTATTACTTATATTCCGCCTCGCATTAGATTTCATCTCTCGCTTAAGCGGTATAATTACGGAAGCGGTAGGATTTGAACCCACGAAGCTTTCACCTTCTAGTTTTCAAAACTAGCGCCTTAAGCCAGACTCGGCCACGCTTCCATTTTTCTCTTTCTCAACATATTCTTCTATAGTTTTTGCTATATATTGTTCTGCTGTAAGATTTATTTTCTTACCCTCTTTCTCAGCCATATCATATAGATCATGTTCTATTTTTACTTCTACTTCTACTTTTTTCATTATTCTATTTCCTTTACTCCTGCTCGGAATTGAACCGAGGTCTCCTGATAGAAAGTCAGATGTGCTACCTCTGCACCACAGGAGCTAATTTTATAAATGTTTTCTTTCTTGAATAGTTAGCTTTTTTTTATTGCTAAGCCAATTAGAATGTCTTGGATTTCCGCATCCCTCGCAGCTACAAATTTGCATATTTTCAGCTATTCTGTGAGCGTTTTGTTCTATATTTTTATAAGTATATCCCCAACTCTTTATTATCTTGACTGCTCTATTTATTTTTGCAAAATGCTTTTTTCTTCTATAATTTCTTGTTCTATTCATGCTACAAAAATAGGATCATTACTTTTTATAGCTATTTTATGGCAAAAAGGGCATCTAAATCCTTCTAGTGGCATAACATAATACATTAGTGTCTCTTCGTAAATAATAAATTTGCCGCAATGCGGACAATAAATAGGAGTTTTATTTACCATATTTTCTCCTTGTAAAAAGTTAGGGCTTTACGTTATTACTAACACGGCAACTTTTTATTTATTGGTTTTGAAATAAAAGTATATTACTTTTTATCCCCTTTGATTTATCTTTAGTGCCTGCGAATAACCAAAACCCTAACTATTATTTATCTTATCATTTCTTTTGTTTTTTGTCAATCCCAAAGATTGCTAAAATACTTAGAGAAAAGTTTCATCCCTTTTTGATACCTTTCATCAAGTTCATTTGCTTTTTCTTTATTGTATTTTGGAATAAATGCTTTTTCTACGCCAAAAACATAACCACTAGCCGCATAGTTAAAAGTCCAAATCATTTCATCAAGTGTTTTTTCCCAGTCTTTTAAGCCTTTTTCAAAATCTTCATCGCTAGCATTTTTGGAAAAATCGCATGGCATGCTATGTCTTTCCATTTTGCGAAAAGCCTTCAATCTTTTTACAATAATCTCAGCTAAATGAGAATCTAATCCCCACAAATCACAATCACTATATCCTCTAAATAGTTTTTGAATATTCCATTTAGTATGTTTAGGAAAAAGTGGAATTTCTCTAACTAAAAACCAAAAAGCTGATTTGTACCAAGTTAATTTATAGCCATTATCTATTTCATCCATAAGGTCTGAAACAGGGCGAAGTTCTTTATCCATATTTTATCCTTTTTAATAACCATCTAAAATCCAAACCCAACCAGAAACTAAAAAAGCTATAGTACTTAAAGTAGCCAAAATAATAAATATAATAACCCACCCAATGCTTTTTAGAACAATAAGAAAAAGTAATGGACTAAGTCCCAAAACTATTAAAAATAAAGTATATAAAACACTAATAGCTACTTTATCTTCCATATTTTCAGCATTTTCCCATTTATTTCCAAATGCTAAAAAAGCTTTCTTAATAGTTAAAATTAAACTAAAAATAGGCAATAAAATTATTTTTACTATATTAATCAATGTATCCATATTTCCTCCTACGGAAAACCTGGGAGTCGAACCCAGTCGCCGGATATAAACCGACGCACAGTTTAGCGAACTGCTGCATTACCGTCCTGCCCGTTTTCCATAATATATTTACGAAATCTTAGCTTTTTTAAGCTGTTCAGCGGAACATTCTGACAAAAACTTTTTGCCAAGTTTTCTTAAAGAACGCGGGGCTAATTCTTTTCCACCTAATATTCTCCTAATTCCATAGGGATTACTAGAACTTTTTGATTTACCTGACGTTGCCATTTTTTATCTCCTTTAATATATCTTCTTCATTTTGCCAAATATAGTTTTTCAAATAAGAAACATGCCTACTTATATAAGTTTCAATAACATTATTTTTTATATATTTTGACGCACAACTAGCTAAATAATCCTTTAGCCTGGCATCAACATTTAGTTCAACAATATTATTTTTACGAAACAATCCTTTTCTTTTTATTACAACTTTTATTTTCATATTACCCCCACCCGGAATCGAACCGGGACGCATTTTTCAGCACAGATTTTAAGTCTGCCGACTAGGCCAATTCGTCTATAGGGGCTCTTTATATTTTGAGTTTTTATAAACATTGAAATACTTATCTTTAAACGCCTCTATCCCCATAGCAAAGGCGGTAAATTTACGCTTACGCATTTTTTTTATTTCTTCAACAGATTTATTAAGCGACCCTTTTTTCAATCTTCCAATATATTCTTCATATTCTTTTTTAGGCATCTCATAATTAGCCTTATATGAATAAAGAGTATTGTCCATATAGTTTTTCATAGTTAGTTTCATTAAGCGTCTCTTTTTATTATAATAAATATAAACTATAAAGCATAAAGCCATTATTAATAAATAAATAAATCCTTTTATCACTTTATCTTTGCCTCAAATCGAATATAAAGCTCTTCGTAGTTTCCTTCATAATCTAGATCAGCATAATAAAAAATCAAATAAGGCATAATAGGATGCATACAATAATGTCTAAACCCAAGCGTCCAGCTTTTAAACTCAAACCCAGCATCAACTCTAAACAAAGCAGTATTTGGAAAAAATGTATAATCTCCTTCACTACTTAGCATACTAATCTTAGAACTTCCACCAACAAAAACATAATTAAATAAAACAAGGTGAACATCAAAATCAATATAAATAGAATGCTTAAAAGCCATATCTTCTACTATTATGTCTTCATTAATATTATAAATAAGAAATGTTGATTTTGGTAAATAACCAATCTCAAACCCAATCGTTCCGGACAACCAGTCAAAAGCAAATGCCCCTGTTGCTATCAATAATAATAACATTATTAAAAATAATTTTTTCATTTTTTCCCTTTTTTCTTTTTATTATAAATCTTTTTTTATTTTTAGTCAATTTGATTGGGCATAAAAAATGCAAGTGCTATTTCAGGATGATTGATGATACAATCATAGCACTTGCATTAAAATAAGGCTGAACTGATGCAATCCCACCGTTATATAGGAAAACATTCCTTGCCTTAGATAACTATTTCAATAAAAAATAAGCTAGGCGACTTCCAACGGAGTAGTCCTTCACAAAATACTAAATTATAATAATAGCGCTCTGGTCTTGTGCCTTATAAGATTTAGCGTCAATATTAATAATATTTCGCTGCAACTTGACACGCCACCGCCTATGTCTGTCCATAAGTTAAGCGTCTTTCCGCTTTGTCATTTGCTATCATCTTTGACCTAGCTCTATATCCCTTGCCAGATTTGAACTGAGCGTCTCCAAATTGAGAGTCTGGTATCCTATCCACTAGACGAAAGGAACATAAATATAGGTTGATTTCGCTCAGCCTATGAAAGCGCTTCCATTACGTCGGAAAAAACGCTTAGATTTTATATCATCAAAACCATAAGAAAAAATGGATAATTGACGTTATCAACACGGCTGTTACTTACCAGCAGTAGCTATTTTGAAGACTGTCAAAATAACAAACAGGAACTTTATGACCGTTTCAGGCAACGTCTCTTGCGTTTGGTTAAAAACGTTTGAAAACCTCTGGCACTTTCGCCAGTAGTCAACTTATTCTCCACTAGTAGAAAATAAGATTTACAGGAGGGTTTTACGACCTCACCCCAAACGGCAAACTCTGCTCAACTTTTTCTCATTAATTAATTATAAATCTTTTTTTATTTTTTGTCAAATAAATTATCTTCTATAATTTATCGTTCCTTTTGTTTTAAGTCTAATTACTCTTTCATTTTCTTCAACTAAAACTGGACTCTTTATAAAAATATTTCTACCAAGAGCAATATGATAACCATCTCTTTTTTCTGGATTTGTAATATCTTTTTCAATGATAAATTTTTCTTGTTCTTCTTTTGTAATATGAACGATACAACACCACAACGCTGATTTCTTTAATATAACAGTGTCAAACTCACATCTACTTCTATAATCTTTTTGATTACCTTCAATTCCATTTATTATCCATAGTTTCTTTATATGACCATTATAATGATTCATTATAGTATCACCATTTACAAGAAAATAAGCGTCACCCCTTAATTCAAATGATTTCTCTACAAAATCTTTAGTAATAGAAAACGGAATATTTCCAACAATGTGTTTTATATTATCTGGTAATGCATCTAATTCTAAAAAATTTTGTTTTGAAACGAAATTACTCATTGGTAATATATCACTTGATAAACCTTCTTCTCCAAGCCACCTTCCATCAAAAGCACAAGGATCGAAACATTGTTTTCTATCAAGGTTTGAAGTTTCAAAAAATTGATCTATTATATGCTGTGGTGTAAGCCAAATATCTTTAAGTTGTGTTTTTGGACTACATACAGCATCTCTTTCTTCTTTTGTTCCAAGAGAATTGAATCCAACAGCTTTTAATTTTTGATTTTCTTCTATTGTTATAAAATCAATTGATTGCTTATTTAAGATAGTTATAATATCTTCTGTCGTAATTTCCTTAGTATTATTATCTTTCTTTTTTTTCGCTAACTCATAAACTGTTGTTAATAATGATTTATTGGAAATGTTATGATCTAATGTAATATAATGACCTACATTATGACATTTCTCAACTGTTTTAAAATTAGACGAGAAAAACTTCCCATATCTATTCTTTAATATTGCGCTATCTCTTCCAAGTAGAAAGAAATCAACAATTTTTACATTATGTTCTTGGCATAGTTTAAAAGCATCGTTTGAAATTCTTATATCTTCGATTGGCCTTGGCATTAAAATTTTTGTTAAAATTCCACCGTTGCTTCCGCCACCTCTCAAAATCTCTTTTGTTGCTTCTTTTGTAGTTTCTTTATCAAGAGCAATAGACATTACCACTCTAATATGCTCGGCACAAGCTCTTGTTAATCTCTTAGCGTTATTATTCAAATATTTGCCCTTTCCCTTAATTAATTATAAATCTTTTTTTATTTTTTGTCAATCGTTTTCGACATAAAATCGCCAAGATATATATTAACAATACATAAAACCGCGTTTATAAAAAAAACCGCAAAATTGCCACCAATTGCACCAACAATAGATGCAAGAAAACTTATTCCAGCAACAAAATAACAAAACTTACCTTTCATTTTAATTTTTCCTGTTCTTTTTTTGTTATAAAATAACCCATCCATACATTAAGAAAACACGCAAGTAAATTAAGCATACAAATCCAAGTATTACCGCCTACTATTATGAATGCTATAATTGCCATAAAACAAACACCAGCACAAAAAAAATTAATTTGCCCATATTTATTCATTTAGTTCCATCCTATATCTTTCATTACATCTTCTATATTTATTTCTTTTATTTCTAAATTTGGAAAAGATGTTTCCAATATTGATATAGATTTCATAAATATGTTAGCTTGAATAGCCATTCCTTGGAAAAATATTTTTTCTTCTGCATTATCAGCAGCTTCAGATTTAATCATTGCCATTTTTTCAGCAAAGTCAAACATTTCTTTTAATTTTTTTATATCAACTTCTTTCATAAGCGCTGAGCAGGATTTGAACCTGCGATTGAAGATTTGCAGTCTTCCGCCTTACCAACTTGGCCATCAACGCAAAAGTGCCCCCAAGTAATAAAACTTGGGGGTTTTTATATTTATGCGGGCACCTCTTCGGCTTCGGCTCCAGGAATAGCTTTTCCCACAAACCGATGGAATTGGATAGCACGCTTGATGGTATCACCGTTATAGCCAAACTCAACGGTAAAAGTTTTGTCGTTAATTTTCGTAACGTCTCCAACTTCTTCACCATCTTTAAACTGAAAGGCGATGCGATCACCAACCGCTACCGTAGATTTAAAAGTATCTACAATAACGTTTTTTTCACTTGCGAGCTTTTCTTTCTTATACTCTTTTACTTCGCTAACGAAAGTATCAAGCTCAGAAATACTCATCTCGTCAAGATTTTCCTTCATAAAATCGTTCAATATTTCCCCCTTATTTTTCCCATTAATTAATTATATTATTTTTTTCTTTTTTTGTCAATTTTGTATTCTTGTAAATCATAAACACAAGTAAATTTTCGTTCTGTTCTAGGAATTAATTCATTTGCCATTTTAGGTGAAGAGAATACACCTATTACCTTACCTTATCTTGTTTTCCACTAACGCTACTTTCTATAAGAACATAAACTTTCATTTCATGAGTTCTCTTGGCTTACGAGCAGTTTTTTTACACTTTTCACATTCAGCAAAATGCTTTATTGCTCCGTTTGGAGCAACAGTTCTCATGTGAATAATTCCACCGCACAGACAAGTAAGAACCTCTCTTTCTGTTCTAGCTTTAGCCATTTTTTTCTCCTTTATTTATACTGAAAATAAATTACCAAATAAACTACCACCCAAAAAAATTAAAAAAAATATAAAAAACATTTTCCATTCTGGACGACCTTGCATTTCCGCATCAAGCCACATATATCCAGTTAGGCCTAAAAGTACTCCCATTATTGCTTTAAATATTACCATTATTTTTTAAAACCTGCTACCATCGCAATAATAATCAAAACTATAAGAAATAACCCCCAGGGTATCCACATAGGAGCAAAAATCCACCACCAACTCCAGTCAATAACTTTCGTTAGTTTCAACACTAAAAATATTATAACTAATATTCCACCTAAATTTGGATTAATGGTAATTTTTTTATCGCTCATTTTATTTATCCCTTACTTTCATTAAAATTTTTCCTAAATGATTTTGCCCAATACCATTGCATACACCCCAAAAAGTATCATTCCAATTATTACCTTCTACCAGCTCTTCATTTCCAGTAGCAAGAAGTTTTTGCATAAGTTTAGGGTTTTTAAATTTTTCTTTAACTAATCTTGTCATTATCCATTCTTTTACATCTTCCCAATCTTTTCTAAGATGAAGCGTTCTTCCTTTGCGCTTTGCCTGCCCAGGAGTTTTACATAATTGAATAGCTCGTTTTTCCAGCGGAAAAATTGTTTTTGCTGCTTGATAAGCATGTTCAACAGTAGAGTATTTCATTCCTTCCCATTCAATTTCACTTGAGTAAAAATTGCTGAGAAATCTATATTGTCCTATAAATTTATTTATCATTTGAGCTGTGCAAGGATCGAACTCGCGTCGCTTGGTTCGTAGCCAAACATTCTATCCATTGAACTAACAGCCCTTTTATTTATAACCGCCAACAAACCAACCAATCAATCCGCAAGTTATTACTTGCATAATAAACCGCAAATCCAGATTTTCAATAGTATGTTGCCATATAAATAAACTTATAAATGCTAAGCAAAACACCACTGCCATTTTTATGATTATTCTTTTCATAAATCTAATAACCCCTTACTTTTTCCTGTGGCAATCCATGTGTATACATGGTAAAATCCATTAGTTATTCCAAAAAAAATAAAAAATCCAATCAATCCTACCACTACTCCTATCATTATAATTTGTTCAATTTTGTCTAAATATGGCATAATCAAAGACATTATACTTTTTATAAAATATAGCCATGCAATAATTCCACAAATAATAATTCCGGTGACTATTGATGCTTTTTTTAGCCTTGCTTTTTGTTCTTTATTCATTTTTTTTAGCCTTGCTTCTTTTCATAAATCTAAAAATCCTTTACTTTTTCCTGTGGCAATCCAGGTATATGAACGATAGCATACGTTAGCTATTATAAGAGCAATAATCGGCCAAAATATCCCTATTGGTATCGATACAAGTATAGCATCATCGCCGCCGCCTGGCACAACCAAAAGTGCCAATTTTTTAGTAATATAAAACCATACAATAACGCTACTAATAATATACCCAATAATTTTTAAAAATTTGTTCAGTCTAGCACCTTGTTCATTATTCATTAGGGCAATTGAGACTTGAACTCAAACATCACTCGGATATCAGCCGAGCGGCTTCACCAATTTGCCTATCGCCCTATTTATATATAGCTGCTACCAGTCGCCCTCGCTCGTTTTTATATAAAAACTTGTACTGATACCTATATATCCATAATAATCGTCCCACAACAGCTATATTATTTTATTTATTGTCGTTGCGCAATAATCTGAAAACTTTACTGCTTCTATTGTCAATACTTTTACTGGCAAAACTTTCTCTTCTATTCTTTCATCCCTGGTAAAAAAAAGCATTGCTTCTTTATATTTTCTTATTTTACTTATTTTATCCATTTTTTTCTTTTTTGTCAACAACTTCCTTGGATACTTTTTTTACTTTATCATCAACAACAGGTATTGCATCATACTCAACCGAGCTTTCGCGATCGTCTTCGTAATCTTCATCGTCCATTTCTGGAACTCCATGCAATCCTTCATAACTATCATAATATTGACAAGCGTTTTCCCAAGCATAAATAATAGCCGCATCCCTATTTTTGAAATCTTCTATTTCTTGCGGTTCATCCATATCAATATTATCGCCACCAACGCCACTTGCATAATAAATTTTGAACTTCATTTTATTTCTCCTATATTTTTGTAATTAGCATAAAAATTATCTATTTGTCCTACCATATGATAGTGCCCAAAATGCCATTCTTTAAACTCTAACTTATCTTTCAGCATTTCAAAATAATCAGTAAGTTGATTTCTTGTTTTCTCCATTTGCGATATTTCGCATAATATATAAAATATAGAAGTAGGGCAAGCATGAGTTAAAACATAATCAACTTTCCAGTTATATTTTTCAAGAGTTTTTATTCCTTTTTTATATTCTGCTTCTGATGGCATTTCTTCTTTCCACCAAGAAATATATTCTGTTCTCCACTCTTTATCCATACTATTTCCACCACCAAAAGTAAAAAACTTTTTACCATCAATAATATAAACTTCGCCCCTTTTTAAATGAAAAGTACTTTCATTTAATACGCCAACTTTTGAACCAAACATATTTGTTTGTGGCAGTTTATTTATTCTGTCAAAATTTTCATGGTTTCCATCTATAAAAAGCGTAGTCCATGGCCTATTTTTTAGCCAAAGCTGCCAATGTTGTTCGCTTTTTTTACTTTCATTTACGTCCCACACTAAACCAAAATCACCAAGAACTATAACATAATCATTTTTAGTTAAAGTTTCTCCCTTTAAAAAATTTTTTGAATTAAGACGCAGTATCTCTAATGGACCGTGTAAATCGCCCGTATAATAAATCATTATTCAAAATCCAAGAAATATTGTTTATTTTTCAAAACTGGGTTTAGCCAACTTTTATGCCAAGTCCAACCAAGTCCAGTATACCATTCTCCATTATGGTAATTTGTAAGTAGACTAAATTCAAAAGACCCTCTTCCGCAAAATTGTATCATGCCAGTATTGAAACAAGCTGCGCTTGCTCTAAATTTTTTTATATAAAGAATATCATTAATGTATACTAAGTCTTTTCTTATTTCTTTATAGCTTTTTATGTAAGTTTTCATTAAAATTCCAATAAATATTGTTTATTTTTTAAAGCTATAATTAGCCAACTTTTATGCCAAAGATAGCCCATACTACCTCTAAAATAATCCTTTGCTCCACATGCATTATGCGACACGAAATCAAAAGGACCTTTTTCACAAAATTCTTTCATAGACGGAATAAAAGCGATACCAGACTCTTTATTGGCGTAAATACGACCACCACAATGCAACACGCTAACTTTTCTTATTTCTTTATATTTTTTTACAAAAGCTTTCATTCAAATCTCAATAAGTATTGCTTATTTTTTGTGATTGGCTTTAGCCAACTTATATGCCAGTTCCATCCTTGTCCTTCATACCAACCTTTTTTTTCATTCCTCAAAGGTTTAAACTCAAAAGGACCTGACCCACATTGATAAGTCATTGCTGTAACAAAAGCTGGTCCTGCTTTATCTTCTTTAGCGTGAAAATAACCATAATGCATTATGCTAACTTTCTTTATATCTTCATATCTTTTTATAAAAGCTTTCATGCGCCTTCACCATAAAACCATTTCTTCTCTTCTTTAAAATTGAAATCAATTTTGTGTGTTTCTTGCGAAAAATTTTCCGCAAAAGTTTCTTTTATAAAATTTTCTGCATCATCATAGTCAATAAAACTATTATTAAATCTTTTGCCACAAGTTTCTTCACTATCATCATCCCAACATTTTCTCCAGCAATTTTCTTTTTTATCCCAAATGAGATTATCTTCTTCTATAAGAGAAACATGAAAATGAACGCCAACACCATAATATTTATTTACTGAAACAGAAACTCTGCGTTTTTCATCGCAAGGAAACTTTCTTTTATGTGGCTTTGGCAAATCTTTTAAGTATCCGCCAAAACTTTCATTAACTTCCATTAATTTATTTGAACTCATATCTAATCTCCAAAAAATCAAGAACAGCTTGAACACGATGTATTATTGCCAGCTGAACTTTATTTATTAAACTATTTTCTCTTTTCAGATGTTCTAAAATATATTTAGTTTCTTTCCAATACCATCTAATAAAATTTTTATCCGCTTCATCACCTTCAAGAAAAAGAACATTATGTAATCTATCAACAAGTTTTACCGTAAAAGCATCGCTACTCATTTTATTGATAGAATAAGACATATAGGCTTTTTTGCCCATTTGTACTTTCAATATATTATCATTCGTTAGCTCATAAACTAAATCTGCTATCTTCTTACCAAAAACTTTATTTATTTCTTCATAAGAAGTATCCGTATCTTCTATTACATCATGTAATAGAGCTACGATAACTAAATCTTCATCTTTGGTTAGCTCTTCTACTTTACGAGCAACCCATTTGGGATGAACAAAATAATCTAAATTGCTAAACTTACGTTTTTGCCCATCGTGTTTTTGCTTAGAAAAATTATATGCTTTTATTACTCTTTTCTTTATCATAATTTATTATAAAATAAATTTGTGTTTTTGTCAAATGATTAGTAGTTAGTTATTACTAGCTCATTTTTCAGGCGGGTGTGTTTATTTCCTTCTTCATCTGTTTTGAAGGACATGCAGTATCTATATTCTTCTATGTTTATATTGAAGTTTTTATACCAATCTCTTAACGCTTTATTATCATTATAAGTTAGCATCCATTTAGCATTACATCTCAATATAACTTCAAAAAATCTTCTATGATTGAAGCCTTTATGAAGCTCTCCATTTTTGCCATATAAAGTATTTTTTATATCATAAGGCGGGTCTAAAAATATAAAATCGTTTTTAGTTGCTGACTTTATTTGTTCTTCATAATCAAGATTGGTTATTTCAAAATCTTGTATTAGCTTAGAAACAATATGAAGTTTTTCTATATTTTTTAAATTAAAGGTTTTTCTATAAGCATCTTTTGATAATGAGCCGTGCTCTGTCAATCCTGAAAAACTTATTTTATTCAAAACATAAAAAGCAATAGCTCTAGATATTTCATTATCCTCATTTATTACTTGTTGCATTTGCGCAAGTAATCTTTTTCCATGCTTTATATCATTAGGATCATTTGTTCTTCTAATAATATTGATAGCAGTAATCATTGAAATTTGAATATCTCGTAAAGATTTCCAAAAGCAATATAGATTATAGTTCAAATCATTTATATAAAACTTTCTATCAGGATGCTTTTGCTTTTCCCAAAGCGCAACACTTCCTCCACCTATAAATGGCTCGTAATAGTTTTCATATTCTTCTGGAATATATTTGTTGAGTATTCTTTTTATTACTTTGGATTTGCCCCCTGGCGTTCTAAGCGGAGTTATTATTTTATATTGAAAATCTTTCATTAATTATATCTATATATTATTATTTCATGAGATTTTTTAATATGGCTATCTTTATTTTCTTTTCTATTTTTTCCTATTCTCGTTTCGCCTTGACCCATTGTATATTGCCAGCTTGGAAAATGCTGTTTATAATCTTTATACCATTCCCTTATTACTGGACAGTCATTATAGGATAAAATAAAGCCAGCTTTATGTTGTTTTAATAAATCTCTTAATAATTTGTGTTTAAATCCATTGTGATGTATAGGAATATTCCTCATTGGATATATTCCTTTAAACATTTTTGAGCCTTCGCCTATATAGTAAGGTGGGTCGCAATAAAAAAAATCATTCGGATATTTTTTAAATATTTCTTCAAAACTTGAACATCCAACTTTTAGATTTTTTGGTTTAAAATCTTTTACTCTTTCTATTGCTCTATTATATTTATTTTTATTTAGATATATTTTTGAAGACCAACCTAAAAAACCAGGCCCATAAGATAAATTAAAATTAAAAAAGTAATAAGCAGCAAGCGTAAGAGCATCTAGTTCAATATCTTTATTCCAATGTTGCTTTAAAATTAATTTGATTTTATCAAAAGTTTCTTTATTGGGATTTAATTTTTTCAGCTCTTTATATAACAGCAATGGTTGTTCTATTTGTTGTTTCCAATAATTTGCTAAAATATCAAAAATATCATATCCAATAACCTCTAAATTTAAAAACTTGCTCATTGTTATTTCAATAGAGCCTCCACCAAAAAAAGGCGAAACAATTTTTTTTACGTCATCTGGCAATACTTCAATAATATTTCCAACCGCTAGACTTTTTCCACCTGCATACCGTATAGTAGAAGCAATTACTCTTTTGTATTTATTCATGCTATTTTTATTGGTACTTATTATTGAATCTAAAAAAATTTGTTTATCCATTATTTTCCTTTATTTATTATATATTAATTTTATTATCTTGTCAAGTAAAGTAAAATAAAATTAAATCAAAAAATCATTTTGAGCGTTTCCATAAAAAATAAGTTTATTCACTTCATAGCAAGGAGAAAGATTTTCCAACAATAAATTTAACATTTTTTCTTTGCTCATCCAGAATTTAACTTTTCTATAATGAACATCGCTATCATTCCTCATTTCTATTTCACCTACTGTTGTTCCATATTTAAAAATTACTTTTTGATTATCCCTTTGCAGCCTTGTTCTTGCTTTAGAGTTTCTTACTTCTATATTAGAAAAAAGAGTTTTTATCACATCTTTGGCATTAAAAACATGAAAGAAGTTATTACAAAAAACAGTAAAATAATCTACTTCTTCATCATTAAAAAAAGCTTTAAATAAAAAATTTTTTTTGTTTTTATCGTTTAACAAATAGTTTTTCAAATCCAACATATTATTAGCTAATTGGATTTTATAAACATCTTTATTGCTCAAATAGTCTTCTCTTTTTACTGGAAAACTATTTATACAATTAATAAAAATTTTTCCAATTTCTCCAAAATCTTCTTTAAATCTATTTTTACCATAAAGAAAAATTTGCCATTTTTTTTGAGCTGCTTTAACCGAATGATTCTTTCCTGTTTTATCTATAACATCCGCTTTTCCTGTTCCTTTAACAACTTTTCCCTCAATTAAAAAAGCATACTTTTTTTCAACTCTATGTCCTTCTTTTTTAACATAGCTTGCTTTTTCAGAAGTCATAGCTCTTCTTCTATAAGTTCCCACACCTTCCTCCATTATATCATTATTATTTAAAATCGTTAAGCCCTATCCTATAAAATCAAGCTCTAGTTGACAGCTTGTTTTTGGATATTTTCTATGAGTAAGATGCCACATCGTTGAAGTTATAGGGAGAACAAAAGTTTCATCTATAAATCCATTTTTTACAAATTTCCATAAACGGCTTCTGGCTTCTTCCAACCTATCTAAATCGCTTTGTGGAACAACAACATATTTCATTTTATCTCCTACGCAGCGAAATCAAACTTCAACTGGTATTTATCCATCAGTTTTCTATAACAAGGCTTACAAGTTTTTTTGTCATAGTTTTGTACAAACCCATTTTCTATATAACACCATAATTCACACTCACTACATTCATAAACTTTTTCATTATCTCGTGCATTTTCAAAACAACCTTCACATAAAGCACCGCCGGAAACAAAAACTACATTATCTTTATGCACGCTATCATTACATTTTTCACACTGAATATAAAATTTTTCAAAACAATTTTCACATACTTGACCGCTATCAACTGAGTTCCAGCTATATGCATTGAGGTGAACTTCGCCACATTCAATACATTCCATTGTGTAATCATTCATGCAATTTTCACAGAAAAACGCTTCATCTACTTCAACTCTATCATAATCACGACGCCCACATTGCGGGCAAACTTCTTTGTTTGTGTTTTCAAATATGTTTATATTTTCACTAGCCAACTCAGACAATCCGCCACCGCAATAAAATACATCATTAGAACTACGATGCATACTATTTTTGTCATAAAAATATATTCCACAATCGCCATATTTTAACCATCCGCCCTTAAAAAATTCTGTTTTATCTTGATAAATAAAAGATGAATATCCATTAGTATGAAACAAAAAATCTACTTTATGCTTAGAAGTATAATTACTACCTAAATCTTTAAATTTTTCAACATTAAAAATTTCATTTATTGTACTTTCATAAAGAAGATCGGCTGGATAAAATTTTACTATATTTATCATGTCTTCTTTATTTAGTAAAAGCCAACTTCTTGTCAAAACTTTATCAACAACTATATTCTTATAGTTTTTTTCTTGTCCATTAGTCAAATACATCATTGCTCTATTTTTATCGCCAACAAGTCCAGGAAGTCCAGCCCAATAAGCACCTTCATAATCACTATCAACATTTAGACAAGAACTCCAGCTTTCAGCAGCAGCACATAAAAACCAATCTTCAAAATTTAAAGATAACACCAAACTTGTTTGTTTTTTAGGATATTTTTTTGTTCCAATCACTTCTAACAATCGTTCAATGCGACACTTTTCCATTGAGTCCTTATAATAATCACACAAAGCTTTAAAAATTTTTACTTCTTGCTTGTTGATTTTTATTTTATTTTTTCTAAAATTTTCATATCTTACACTATAGTTATTAACAAATGAATTAAATTGATATTTAAAATCTCTCCACCCCTGGTCTGCATCGCTCAATACTTCATCAGGAACAGGAAGTTTTATTCTGTAATCTTTACTATCTTTCAATAATTCTTTATATACTTCATCTATATTAGGTTCATAAAGATTTTTTTCAAATTTTTTCAAGCCATCTTTTTCAAGAGAAAAGTACTTTGAAACTAAATTGAAAATAATTTCTTTGTTTGACATTTTTTTCCTTTATAAATATCTTTTATCATTTATTCTTTCATTCATACTATATTATAATATAGTTTTATGTTTTTGTCAATTTTTTTAGCATAAAAAAAGGGAATGTTCACGCACGTTCCCAAAAGCGGGTGCTCTATCGATAATCACCTATACGCCATTTTACTATCGTTGAAAATGGAAAAGTCTACGGCTTACAGCAAGGAAGCTACTCGTTACATCTTATGGTGATATAAAACCAGACGCCCAAAAATGAAAGTTTTACGCCCTCACCTTCAACGGCAAATTCTGCTCTTTTAATTTTCAGAGAGGATGCGAGTTTCAAACCTCTTACACCATTATATTTGTTGGCATATTCAAACTGCCTAACAAATATAAAAGTCGCCAAAACTTATCTCTGGATTTTCACCAGTATGTTTAGGATAGCAGTCCCTGGCTTGTTCAAACTCACGGCATTTTAGTCTGCCAACTAAAATATATAACACCCTCTCAAAAAACTAAAAAAATGCGGTAGGTTATTTCGCAAAGCCACCCTAAACCATTTTACATTCCGAACGCTAAACTCTAATGTGAGCGCTGAATATTGGGTGGTTCCCGCCATTGCATCTTTAAAAATTGATAATCGGTTTCATCTCAGCTTCCATAGATAGCCGACAACCCACAAGTTTCAAAGTCCTGATGAATAAAGGTTTACCCTCTATGTATCAATTTTTCAAACAAAAAGATTAGTTTATGTCCATCGTTATGACAAAATCGAATGCGCTAGTCAACTCGCCTGGGCCGTCCTTTCTAGAATAGGAGTGAACATTGAACCATCAACTCAAAACTAATCTTTTCATTATCTTATCATAATCTTTTTTTTCTTTTTTGTCAATAATTTATGGAAGCACCAGGAGTCGAACCTGGACTCACAGATTTTCAGTCTGCTCTGCGACCGCTTACAGCATACTTCCGTTTTTGCAGGCACCGGAGTCGAACCGATTATTTCTGGCTTATGAGGCCAGCGTGATTTATACTTATCCATTTCACTCGCCTACGATGGAAGCGAAGGGAATCGAACCCTTGTCCTTGCTGAGCAACTATGCTTTTCAACAAGTCGAAACCATTTGCGCCCCCGTTATCTTTCGCAATTTTCCCAATGCTTTTCAAGTTCGCTGGATACTATTACATTAACTTGATCATTCAATTTGATTCTTTTTATAAAACGGTCAAGATTATAAAAATCTATTCTATCGCCATCAAATAAATTGCATTCTTCATAAACTTCTGTAATGCCATTAATAGTAACTGAACACCACGGAGGTTCGCCTTTTACTCTTTCTAAATCTAAATTAATGTTAGTCATTTTTTTTCCCTTTGGGTCAGGTAGGACTCGAACCTACGATGTTTCTTTGTGGGGCGTTTACAGCGCCTTGCCCTCGCCACTGGACTACTGACCCTTATTTTTTCGCAGGAAGTAGGATTTGAACCTACGTAAACTTTTCAGCCCTCACGTTAACAGCGTGTCGCTCTGGCCAGACTGAGCTATTCCTGCATATTTTTAACACTCTTCTGTTTTTAACGTCCTTCTGCGTGGATTACTTTTTATTATAAAAGTAATCAAGTTATCTTTTCCCGAAGCTATTATATTAACAATATCAACAGTATGACAATCACAATATTCATTTACTCTTTTTTCTAAATCTTCTATGTTTTCAGGCTTATCAGGATAAAGTCCTTCATGTTCACTTGCAGTTCCCATGATTTTTTTTTCCAGTTTTTGCTGAATAATCTTTATCATTTTTTACCCTCTATGACCGTGATAGGAATTGAACCCACGTTAACGAGATTAGGAATCTCGCGCATTATCCGCTATGCTACACGGCCAAATATTTGTTTTGAATTTTACCGTAATGTAATATATGTCCATTCAGATATTAATAAACAAACTTCTGCAAAAATATATATTGCAAAACAAATATCAGTTAAAATCCAATTATGTATAAAAATACATGGAATTAATACGACAACTGGAATAGTTATTAAAAATAAAGTAAATAAAAATCCAATAGCTACTTTATCTTCTATTTTATTAGATTTTTTCCATTTTTTAAAAAGCCATCTACGCCCTTCTTTTATTAAAGTAGCATAAAAAATAACTGGAAATAATATTTTTTTTGTTATATTTAAAGTATTCATTTTTTTCCTTTTTAGCCCAGATAGAAGTCAAACCTATAATCACAAAGTTTTGAACTTTATAGCGATGCCAGTTTGCGTTACTGAGCTATTGAGCGCCATTCGGGACTCGAACCCGAACTGTAAGTTTGGAAAACTCACGTGCTACCATTAAACACTAATAGCGCATTTTAACAATCATTGCAATTTTCAATGGAGGCTAATCATACCGTCTTCGTGGTTTGCCTTTTCCCTCTATACTTTTACGGCTGCAGACCGTAACCACTTCGCAAAAAATCGCAACAACTGCTTTTAGCAAAAGCGGGATTTGCACCAGCACGCATTTCTGCATCCTGTTCGGCTGGCATTTGCCAGCCTACTGAGGACGTGTCTACTATTTCCACCATTTCGCTACCAATTATTTATACGTCATAATCAAAGCCACTTATTAACCCATTAAGCTTGGGCGACTTTACGTGTGCGGAGCATAGTCATAAACTCCCGTTCCTTCATGTAGGAAAACACATTGTTTCACTTTTCTAGAGAGTGATAACTCTTATTTCTCTCTCCTTATCTTACTTCTTATATCACGAGCCATAACATCATCAATTATTCTATCTTCAAGAACGCTAATGTCGCGCGCCCTAGCAAAAGTTTTAGTTTTTGTTTTCAAAAGATTTGCTAATGCTATTTTTCGTCTTTGATTTTTACTAGTTGGAAAATTTTTAGTTTTCATTAATCATCCTCTTCTAACTCAATAGTTCCATTTTTAATAAATTCAACAAACTCTTTCAAAGTAAACTCAATCTCATTAGGTAGCAACCCAGGTCTTATTCCGTGTCCGTGTGAGTTATATTGAAGTATCACAGAACCTTTAAATTCAGCACCAGGATTAAGAATGCCATTATGCTTTTCAGGTTGTTCATACACCCATCCTGAATTTTTTTTATCCCACGATAAATAAATCTTTTTTGTTATAATCATCTTTTATTCTCCAGCCATTGCCCAATACATATAACTTACTGCACCAGCAGCAGAAATAATCGATAAAAGTCCACTCCATCCGTTTATGCTAACATTTAATCCTATTGCAAAAGCACATACAAAACAAGATATAATCGCAAAAATTTGTTCTTTACTCATCTTTTCCCTCATTATCTTATCATAACATTTTTTTTATTTTATGTCAAGAATTTTCAATATATGTCCCACTAAGCTATAAGCTGTATTGAATGAAATTCTTTTTCTAGCTAAATGTTTTGTAGAATTTCGATAATTAGTTAAAAATAAGCTATGATATTTTTTTCTGTATTTATTTAATATATTATTAAAACTTTTACAAATTAAAGCTTGATTTTTAATGCTTATTTTTTTAGAAAATTTTATAGTAGCAAATGCTCTATCAGTTTGCTTGCCATAATAATAATTTTTATTTATTTCAAGCTTAATAATTCCATTTTTACTGCCTGTATCTATTGCTTTTAAAAAAATATTACTATTGGAAGTTTCATTTAATAAAAGCCTTGAAACTTTTATATTTGATTTATTTTCAATTAAATTATAGAAATCGCTACCTATTTTATATCCATTTTTATAATCTATAAAAAAGCGTTCTTTTTGACCGCTAGGATAAAAAACAACATTTATAAATTGGCTCGTATTTTCTTTTTTAATAAAAGAAAAGCTACACACTGTATAAGCAGTATCATCAAAAACTTGTTCCTCAAAAATATTTATTCTTTTTATTTCGTTTTGAGATAAAAACCATTTTCTAAAATCATTGTCTTTATTGCATAAAAAATTTAAAGGAACAATTACTATTCCACCATTACACCCATTTATGGCTTTCATTGAAGCTTTATATAAATCATTTACTTGATATTTATCATAAATAATTTTATCTTTATTTTTATTTCTGGCTAAATATGGCGGATTTGTTATTATCCATTTATTATTATAAGATATTGGATTTAGTAAGCTATCATTTTTAATAATATTATATTTTTTAGGTTGAATATCATAACCAATAATTTTATGTTTATTAGATACTAGATTTAATAAATCATTTTCGCCAGCAAAAGGATCTATTATGATACTACCGATAGGATATATTTTAAGCAAATTTTCTACTATATATTCAGCTCGCTTAGTATAAAATTGTCCTAGCTGTTTTTTCATAATTTTTTAATTATATCTTTAGCCTCTTCTATATTAGTTATAAATATATTATTATCTTTAAATTCATTTAAAGTAGAAAGTCTTTGTTCAGTAAAATATTCGCCATCACAAATAGCCATAAAATTATATTCTTTATTTTCTTTTATGTTTTCTAAAAAATTTCTTACATCTTCAAATTGATTATCTTGAGCACCGCCCCCTATTTTGCTTTCTATATATTTATGTGTTATAAGTAATTTTTTATTTTTTATTTCAAAATCAATAGATTTATGTCCTCCTGCTGGTTTTGTTTTTAGTTGTGAAATTATTTTTCCATTAACAATATACTTAGCATTTTTTTTAGAAGCTGGTAATTTTTCTATTGAGGAAAAAAATTTTTTAAGATATTTTAAAGCTTCGTTTTCATATATGTTTTGTTTTTTAGGATCTTTTATAAAAAAGGACGCAAACATATCATTATTTAATATTTCGTTTTTAATATCTTCAACACTAAAACTCGATTTTTCGCTAAAATTATTAATTTTTAACTTCATTTTATCTGTATTTATATCTTTTCTAACAACAGATTGATTATATTTATATCTTTCTTTTAATTTTTGCTTGTAATCAAGCATATTTTTTCCTCTAAAAAAAAGCAAGAATAGATTCGTTCATCTTTCCCTCATTATCTTATCATAACATTTTTTTTATTTTATGTCAATTTTTCAAGTATCTTAGCATTTTCTATTATTCTTGTTACATTATTATCTATTTCTGACAATTTACATCTAGCACTAAATAGCCATATAATAGAACTCATTTTATATTCCATTTAGTTAGCTTTAAAATTATACACTGATTTCATGTGGCATTCTATATCAATAACTGGTTCAAGGTATTTTATTATATCTTTTGCTTTTTTATAAGCAAAAGGGCTTTCATCCAGGGTTCCTTTCGATACGCAAGAAGTCCACACGCCTTTCATTATATTTTCAAAATGTTCCAAAGGTATAAGTTCTTTAGCCTTTGTTCTACTCATAACTCTTCCCGCACCATGCGGAGCGGAATAGTTCCAATCTTCAATGCCTTTTCCGGTTCCAATAATAGTTCCATCTTTCATGTTTAATGGTATCAAAACTTTTTCATCTTTATGAGCAGAAATGGCGCCTTTTCTAACTATCTTATCTTCAAAGTTTATATAGTTATGCACGCTTTCAACAGGCTCGAAATATTTAGTTTTGAAAAATCCTTCAACTATTATACGCCCCATAACTCTACGATTTATTTTAGCATATTTTTGTGCAACTTTCATATCATCAAAATAGTTGAGAGCGTTATTTCCTTCAAGGTAGGCCAACCCGCCTCTTTTACCCATTATATCATTAGCCTTTTTTTGATGCCAGTTAGCTACTTTCAATCCAAAGTTTCTACTTCCGCTATGAATAACCAACCACTTATTCCCTTCATCATCTTCATCTATTTCGATGAAATGATTTCCGCCACCAAGCGAACCAAGCGAACGCATAACTCTATTCAAATCCTGCTTTTGTCTTTTACATATTTCAGCTATTTTTTCAACAAAATCTTTGTGTTCCATATTTATGCTTTTACGATAGTTTGCTAAAGTAGAAAATATGGTAAGCTCTTTCAAATCTTCGTGAACGCCTCTTCCATTTGGAATAAGTTCGCGAATATGTCTATCAAGAGCTTCAAAATCTATGTCTATTTTTCCTAGATTCCATCCACAAACGCTACATCCAATATCCACACCAATAATATTTGGAACTGTTTTGTTAGTCAAAGTCGAAGTAAGGCCAATAACACATCCAGCGCCTGCATGCACATCTGGCATTATTCTTATTTTAGCGTGCTTGGACATTTCATTATTTACAAGCTGGTATATTTGGGACATAGCAGTTTCTTCAACATAATCATTAAAAATTTTAGCAGAGCTATATTCACCTTTTATTTCAAACATTATTTCTCCTACATACTCTTGCTATATGGCTCGGACTTATATTTACAAGGATATGAACGTTAGGCATCACTATACCTCTTGTGTGGAAAATTTGGATCGTTTTCTCTTAGCCATTGCATTGCGGCTTCATACTTTTTTCTATATTCTCTAGCTGAAGAAGAAATAAATTCGCCTAAATTTCTTCCACAACTTAAGCTACTCATAGCTTCGTCATATAATGAAGCATATTTTTTTGCTTTCTTTTTTGCTTTATTTATTGTCATCATTTAGTCCTTCTTTACGCTTTTTACAATAATCATAAAAGTATTTAGCAATCTTTTATATCCATATATTTTTTTTTCAACTATCCAAAATCTGCCAAGAATTTTTTCTTTCATTGTAATATTCTCTCTATTTCAAGTTTATCATTAATCATTTCTATTGTTTCTTTTTTGGAAGCTCTTTCCAAATAAATTGAATAAAAAATAGCTTCTTTATATATCTCTTTAAGTTTATTTAATGCTTTTTGCGGCAAATTTTTTCTAGCATCAGCACATAGCCAAATTTTACAACTTAAAGATTTTACAGAACAACCAATCCCTTCTTTAAAATGCTTACATCTTTCATCAATAATCCATCCGTTTATATTTCCACAACAACCACAAGTTTGATATTCTTTTCCATGCTTTTTTCTCAAAGCATCTCTAATGCAGAGAGAAGTTTTAACATCAAATACGCAAGGATTATATTTATCCATTATAGCTTCTGCTTTTTTATACAGCTCATCATATTTATGTGATGCTTCTGTGAGTGCCATTATAATATCCTACTTGCTAAACTATTCCAGCTCGCATAAACGTGCCCGTCCTCTTGAAAAATCAAACTTCTTATATCATTTTCTCCATGATTATCCTGGATACAATAATCAAAGGCCGTTACTGAAATACCCTCAATGTCATATAAGGTGGCACCATAAGGAAGTGTCCTAATAATCTTTTTATTTGGTAATTTGCATATTTCCCCTAATAATCTTTCATAATGGATTGGATCTACATTTTTGTCAATCCATTTTTTTGCGTCTTTTGATTGTATAGTTTCCATTATATTTGTTGGAGCTACAACCTGTCTTATTGAAAATTGCTCAACGCCATATTTTTTACACCATGTTATAAAATCTTTTATGGTTATTGTACTAAGCGTTAGTTTAGTTATATTATACGTTACTCGAACAGTCAAGTTTGTGATTCTAGCTGCCCTAAATAACGGCTCAAACTTTGCAAAATCACCTGCTTCATCAAGAGATATAGCTAACACATCTAATCCAACATTGTAAAGATCTCTCACTAGCATTAGGTTATTCAAAAGATACAGTCCATTAGTTTGAAGCTCAACAGGGAACTCACTAAAAGCATGTATTAGTTCAATAATATCTGTCATACTTTTTGTTGGCTCACCTTTACCTGTTATCGATACAGATGATACTTGAGATAGTTTAGCGAGATTTTTTACTTTTTCATAATTTCTTCGCATCAGATTGATGCTTGACATTTTTGCATGATTAGTCATTTTACTAATACAATATGCGCAGTTTTTATCACAACCTTTATATGGCACTGATATGGATAAGTTATTAGCTTTCATTATTTCTCCTACGGAACCGGCGAGATTTGAACCCGCGATCTCTGGATTGACAATCCAGCGCATTAACCTAACTATGCTACAGCTCCAAAAAAGGCGAGAATAGATTCGTTCATCTTTACTTACACGGACAGCCAACCGCAAGGGCTACTATTTAAAATAGCGATGATCGCCCTGGGGATAAATCTATATCTCGCCTATAACTATGCTACTTCTTCAATGGTAATATTGCTAGCGTCCATGGAATCCATCATTTTTTTCAAACGTCCAATAGCCTTAAGAACTCTCATGGCCTCAAACTTGTAGCCTTTTCCATCACTACATTTAGTTAGAATGGGATACTTTCGGTTTCGAGTTTTTATTGCATAAATAGTATGAACTTTTCCGCCACTTCTAAAAGTAGCCCCATAATCCTCTGGCTTAAAACCATATTCGCTAGCCAGTTTGGCGAACTCTTCTTTTTCAATGTTCGCGCTACCTTTCAAAATTTTTCCTTCTATTTTAGAAGTAAAAGAATAATTCTGATAACTGATGTTTCCTAGCCTCAAGGAGATTCCATATTTATCGGCTATTTTATCTAAGTCAAACTGAATGTTAGTTCGCATGGTTTTGAAAACATTTTTACTAAATCTTTCTAATTCCACATTAAACTCCTTTTTAAAAAACGTCTATAATAACCATCCCAGGACTAAATAAAATTGGTCAAAACTTTATTACGCACGCACTTTATAACTATGTTGTGGACGGCTTTTTTCGGTTAACTACACCGACTATAGGCATTTTTTAAAAAGAGAGATTGATTTACGTTCGCTGTTTTAGCTACGGCGGACAGCTGTTTCCGTGATAGCATCTTGGACTCCACAAATGGGAGCGAACATTGAACCCCTAACTCAAAACCAATCTCTTTAAAAAACGCCTATAATAACTGACTAGTGCTGGTTTTTTCGGGTGATTAGGCCGACTTATAGACGCTTTCTAAAAAGAGAGATTGGTTCACATTCGCTTGTTTTAAGCCGATCAATTTGTACGTGATTGCCGACCCGTAGATTTACCCCTAGCTATAGGGTGCGAAAATTGAACTTGCTAACTCACAACCAATCTCTTTATACTTTATAATAATACTTTTTTTATTTTTTGTCAATATTTTTTAAATCTTTATATCACTATGATGCTATAAAGGTTTAAAAAATAGGGGAGTGGAAAATCCACTCCCCTATGACTATGCTACCGCCTCTTCGGCGTCGGCGTCGACCTTTTCGGCCTTTTCGGCCTTCTCCAGGACTTCAAGGATGTTGGAGTACTTGACGTACTTTTTCTTACCCTTGATTTCGACGGTTACGGACTTTTCGGAAGTTCGGGCAATAACGGCTTCGACCTCTTCTTTGTTGAACCGGAACTTTACGGTGTCGCCCTCGGAAACGGAACCTTTGAACTTAGCTTCCCGATCAGCTTTCGCATCACGTTCAGCGTCCAAAGTATCAATTCTCCGAGCCTTCAACTCGTCAGAAACTTCATCACGCAGTGCCTTCAATTCGTCTACAGTCATTTCATTTACAACCATCTAAAACCCCCTAAGTTTTTTTCTTTGTTCCAACGGAACAATTTAACAATAACAAAATGTTTTTATTTTGTCAAGGAAAATAAAAAATCTTTTTTTTTATTTTTCTCAATAAAATATTGGTTTGTCAGAGTAGAGATTATGGACTGGCTGACATTCCAGGTTTAGCTCCTGTCGGTATAACCCCTACGAATACCGTACTATTTAAAATAATAGTAAACTTTTCTTTTATTTTCGTCAAGAGAAGTTTTTCTCTTGATAAAAAAGATTAGTTTACGCCTTGTGTTTTGACAGACGTTAGCGTTTTTGTCTGTCTAGTTATGTCCCTATTACGCCAAACAAGGTTAGGCATTGAACTAAAACTCAAAACTAATCTTTCTTATAATTTATTCTATTCTATTCTTTTACTTTTGTCAATCCTACCTATGATTTATTTTATAGAAAGGATTGTCAAGTTCTTTCAACATTACAAGAGCGGACATTTTCGCTTTATAGTGCTTCAACTCTTCCGGTGATAGTATCCTAGAAGTCATTTTTTCTGTTCTTACTCTTTTTTTAGGAATATTCATTCTAACTTTTTTTGACATAATGGAATGAATACCTAATGGCTGGCTACGATACTTGGCTCTTTCCAGTTCTTTTTTTTCAATCTTACTCAATTCATTCTCCTTTTTTTTTACTCTAAAATAATTTTACGATTTTTTTTCTCTTTTGTCAAATCGTTTTTTTTCTCTCTTTCGTTTTTCACTCTAAAATAATTTTACCATTTTTTTTCTTTTTTGTAAAATATGAAAAATCATATATATGGTTTTTTGAATACACCGATTTCTCTTATATAATAGAAGAGTTTTTCTTTTCATTTATAGTAGCCAAATCTTATATATCTATTTTATATGATTTTTTTGAAAAATGCCTAAATCGTTATTATTAAAGTAGTTATGATTATTTTAAAAAGTATACATCGCTGTTAAAAGTCGATATATTGTGTATCGATACGTAGGGAGGGTTATATACAAAGCATTTTAGCCTTATTATAGGAGGGAGTGAAACAGCACGGGTAAAAAACGGACGTTTTTTTAAAAAAGAGCGAAAAAACTAGAAAAGTGTTATTTTCTTATAAGTTATGACATCTCTTTTACTAATTCCGCCAAATCCCTTACGTGCTTTCGCAGATCGTTTCGATCAGCCTCCATAAGTTCTAAACGATTTTTATATACATCCCGCTCCGCTTCTAGTTCTGTTATGCGGTCGTCGAGAACGATAATCAGTTCTTCATCTTCGTATAAAGCAACTATGCTGCTTTCTTCCCGTGCTGTTTTTGCATATTCCCTTGCTTCTTTCAGTTTCAGTTCCCTTGCTTCTTTCAGTTTCAGTTCCATTACTTCCCCTTATTATGTTCTGCTGATTTAACAGGAAAATCTCTTTTCCATTCTGTGAATTCGAGTCGAGCAGCTCCGCAGTTATAGATAAATTCACACGGATCTCCGTCTCTATTTTCTACCATTACGCTATTACGATGAACTTCTGTAACTCGAACAAGATCGCCTAATTGCGCATAGCCAGGAGCGCCAACGCCTACTATTTTTAAAACATCACCTATGTTTATTTTGGCATAATCAATCATCTACTTCCCCTTGTTACGTTTTATAAGATTTTCTAAGTAAGTTTGTAGCTGTGCATTATCAGCATATTTTATATCAGCGCCTATATATTCCAGTATGGATTTAAGAGTATTTCTAATATCTTTATCCATCTCTTCTCCTTCTTATTTTGCTTTCTATATTTTTTAAAACTGATATAATAGAAGCTAGCCCAAAGCTAAGAATGGCAACAATAAGAACTAACAAAAAATCAATACTGGCCACTTCACTTGCTTGTTTATTCATTCCAAACATAGCTACGCAAGCTAATACACCTACAATATACAATAATATTTCCATTACATTTTTCCTATAATAGTAGCTATTCCAAAACTAAGAATAATAATAATAAGTAATAAAAAAAGCTCAGATGAAGTTGTTTTTTTAGGGTTGGCGATTACATCAAAAAATAACAATAAAGATATTCCACCTATAATATATAATAATATTTCCACTACACCGCCTTTTTTTCTAAAACACTATTTTGTCTAGGCCAAACAAGTTCTTGTCTTCCGTTATGTAAATCTTTAAAGAAAGTATATTTATCAAGCTCTAAATCATAGAAAAAATATTTATCATTTTTTCTTATAAGAGCTTGCCCATTCTCATTAAAAGTTATTGGAACAATTCTTTTGCCTTTGGCATTCTCAAAGAAATTACAGCCACTTTTGCCTTTCTTGAACTGGGCAAATCTTTTGACGATTTCTTTCTCTTCTATTATGGTAAGGTATCGTTTCTCTTTTTTATTTTTCACTATAAAGTTATTTCCTTTTGCTATTTCGCTTTCACTTATTTCTATAAAGTCAGAATACTTTACCATTATAGCATTATATCTAGTACAATACTTTTTCCAGGTAGTGCCTTTTGGGCGCTCTTCATATTTTTTTAAAAAATCTTTGTTTGAAGCTAAATAGGCTGATTTCTCATTTATTTTGACGATGTAATATACTTTATCTTTATGTTTTACTTCCGCTTCCAAAAAAGCGTCTTCTCTATCCAATTTCATTATTTCTCCTATTTTACTACAAAATAAGGCATTGCTCCGGGAAGAGCTCCCCATATTCCTCTTGGCAAGCAATATTTAGCTTTGTCTATTGCTATCCCTAAAACTACTAATTGCTCTATTATTGAATGAAGTCCAGTCCATTGATTTCCATCTTTATCATCACACGCATTTAGAAAAGTCATTCCACCGCCAGATTCTTTTTGAAAAGAACTTGGAAGTTGTTTAAGCATATCATAAATTCTATCTTTATGTTGTTTTAATCTTTTAGGATTAAAACCAAATGTATTTGCTATTCCTTCTGCTTTTACACAGTTTTCTACTGGTTCGCTGTTTTTAAAAAGACAATCTTTAAAAATCACTTCTACATTCTCAGCTGTCAATTTCATTATTTTCTCTTTTTCTTTTATTATATTATTATTTTCTTTTTTTGTCAACGCAGAATTCCTTTCCAGCAAGGCCCATCAAAAATAAGCAAAAGTGGTTCGCCTTCTAAAACACTTATGCGAGTAAATTTTCCAGGCTTATAAATGGCAAATATTCTTGCCAGTTGTTTTATTCTATCCATCTGTATAATTTTATAGAAAAGCCATGCTTTTTTATTTTTCCAAAAAAGTACAAGCTTAGGCTTTTACTACCATCGCTAGCAGGATGATAATAACAAAAAAATTTCTCGAACTTATAAAAAGTAAATAGTTTTGCCAATTCTTTTATTTTATCCATGATGTAAAATACACTCTATATACTTTACTTCGTTCATTTTGCGTAATATAAAGAGTAAGAAAACCTTTTTTATGAAAAGCAAATAGTTCTACTAGTTGCTTTATTTTATCCATTAATGTAAAATACACTCATAATAAGGTCCATAAAAAACAAGCAAAAGCGAATCGTAATCTAAAATATTTACATGAGCAATCATTTCAGGATTTTTTATAGCGAATACTTTTATAAGCTGGTTTATTTTATTCATTATAATATAAGTTGAAAGAAAGTTGCCCATTTGATAAAATAAACACTTTCCATGAATGTGGAAGATTATAGCAATAGCAACTTTTATTATATTTAGCAAATATTTCTGCCAGTTGTTTTATTTTATCCATAATGTAGCTTTTTCATCTATCGTTATAAAAACATATTTAGGTAAAAATTTTTCTTTTTCTTCTTTAAACATAAAAGTTTTTCCTCTTGAGTTATGATAAACTTTGAAAGAAAAATCTCTTTTATATTTAGCAAATAGCTCTACTAGTTGTTTTATTTTATCCATCTTGTTTATTTATGATAACATATCTTTTATCACGTCCATTTTGCGGAATATAAAAAGAAAGAAAACCCTTTTTGTGAAAGGCAAATACTTTTATAAGTTGTTTTATTTTATTCAACTTTTACTTTGCCTTTTTCAATAATAAAAAACTCATTGCAGGATATACAATAGCGCTTTCTTTTGATTATAAATATACCATAATCTTTTGGGTCTATTAGTCGTTTGCCGCAGTTGGGGCAAAAGTAAAGTTTAGTTTTCATTTTCTTTTAATGAGACTTCGTTTTCATCTTTCCATTCTTGAGGCCCACTTGCCGGATGTCCGAGAACAACAGTAGCGGCTGCAGATGGACTTTCAAACATATAATCTTCTATAAATAATAACTTGTTATTTTGAAGTTCTATAACTTTATCATTTAGCAATTCTTTACGAAGAGCAATTTTTCCTTTAGTTAGAGATGGTAAATTTTTATTTCTTAAAATACTTCCAGTCAAAACTTCAAATTTATTTGAATCTGGGAAAAAACGTCCAGAAGCTTTTGCATCTGCAGAGCTTATGTAAAACAAGTTTTCAATTTCAATTTTTTCTACTGGATCAATGCTCCACCCCATATCAAATAATATTATTTTGATGTTATTCAAAAAAACTTCTTCCAATTTTCTTTTTTGATTTTCTTCAAGATGAATATTTGAAGATGAATATTTATTTAGCAAAATATAGTCGGTTTTTTTTATAGCTGAAGTCAAACAATGTTCAAGGTATTTTGCATCAGTTTGTGTAATCTCATTATTTGATGAACCAAATATAACGACTTTTTTCCAAAATAATTTTTCCTTTGAATGCAAATGTTGTTGCAATCTTCCAAAAATATTATTTGATTCTCCAACATACACTTTTTTAGAGAATGGACTTCCTAACAATAAATAAACGCCTGGCTTATTTATTTGATTAAATATTCTTTCATTATTTTTTATTTTTTGAAAAGCGTGACGAGGAATTTTAATAGCTAAGAATGGTAAACCTAAACGAATAGAAATATAAGTGGTTTTATTTATTTCATCAAAACTAAAATCAAAATTCATTCTCTCAAAAACCCAAACGTGAATACTCCTTCACGCATCCTTTTTTCATATATAACTTGCTCATTCAAATCTCAATAAAAGTTGTTTGTCTGCAGAAAATGACTTTAGCCAGCTTATATGCCAGTAAAAACCCATTCCTGTATACCAGTTGCCACGATACTTTTTAAACTCACAAGGGCCTATATCACAAAGTCCTATCATATATTCAGTTACGCTACAAGAAAAATTATTTTCTGAAATACATTTACCGCCTATTGTTCCCCATTTTTTTGTATAAGCTTTCATTTATTCAACTCTATTTTTTGTATTGTAAAAGTTAAACTTATATTATTGTGTTCAACCCAAACAGGTTGCCATATAGCAGCTTCTATTATTCTCTCCATTATGTTCTCATAGTTAAAAATTACTCCAAGTTCATCTTCCACCTCATTTTTGAAAAGTCTAATAACATTTTCAGGAGTATCAGCTATTCCAACTGGAACCGAGTATCCTTTGAGTTTATGTTCTAAAATAAGATATAACATTATTTATTTTCTTGCAAAAAATACAAAACTTTCTCTTTTTCCACTGAATATTTAGCCCACTTGCTACCAGCAAAAAGAAAAATTAAATAATCAAATTTTGTTCCTAAAACTGTTTTATTCATTATATTTGTTTTTTTACAAATTCATCAACGTCATCGATGTTAGCAACTAAATCATCCCAATCTTTTTTTTCTAAGCTAATGCCTTTTCTGGTTCGTTGCCATTCACCGTTGTCGTCTTGATACCATTTGCGAATATCAACTCTTTTTATTCCACGAAACTCGCTAACTTCGCAAAAGACACCTTCTGCTACTTCAATATGTTTTTCTGGTAATGCCATTATTTTACTCCTATTATTTCATTATATCTTTTTCTATCTAAAATCATATTTTCTAATGAACGAAAAGAAAGCAATAAATAGAAGTATTCACCAATAATTTCTTCTCTATTTATTGATTTTTCATAAGTGCTATTTTCTATTTGCTTTATGGAATACTCATAACACTTATGATTGAACCATTGTTTATATTGAAAAACTTTTATGTTTCTCCACATAAAATAAAATGTTAAAAGTATTATTATTAAAAATATATAAATCATTTGTTTACTCTCCTATAAATAAAATCACCAACGCATCCTAAAACTGCAAATACAACAGCTATTCCACCCATTACAACAAGTAATCCACCCACTCCTAATGTTTCCATTATTTACTCCTAGGACTTAAATTTCACCGTTTTTGTTTCTCCGCATATTTCACATTCGTAAAAAAGAATAGTTCCAGCTTCTGACATTAAGCCAAAACCATTAGATTGTTCGTATTCGCGCCTGTATTTTTCTTTCCATTTATGTGTGCAAGGTGCAACTATTGCCTTACCGCACTTTTGGCAATACTGATATTTTTCTTCTATTTTTCCATACTTGTGATTACAAAACATATTTACCTCCTAATTACATTAAAGTTATCTGGCTGTGTTTTCATATATTCTTCAATTTGTTCAAATCTTACTGGAAAAAAGTTCCAGTCATCTACTCCAACATCACATTGTTTTCCAACTGAACTAAGAGTTCCATGAGAATGCCCGTAAAGTTGCCAACTATTAAAATGACTACAATTCCAAACTCTCATAGCATAATGACAAAGTGTTATTTTACGCTCATTTATTTTTATGTCTTTCATATTTGAATAACTATCAACAAAACGTTCTATTATATTTTTTGTTTTCTTGTGATGATTTCCACTAATAAAATGAAAATGAATATTTTTTGGAAGCTTAGTGAAAAAATTTTCTGTAATAACCCTATCAAATGAAAAATCGCCAAGAAAATATATTGTTGCTCCAGGCTTTACAGTATCATAAAAATTAGATATTATAGTGTCGTTCATTTCCTCTACACTTGAAAATGGGCGATTTGAATATTTCATTATATTTATATGAGATAAATGCCAATCACTTGTAAAATATATATTTTTCATTTTATTCTTTCGCATTTTTTAGTGCAAAAAGTAAGCCAAGCGTTATGCCCGGCTTTCACTTCTTTTTGTATTTCTTCTATATGCATGCATTCAACATATCCTTGAATATGAGGACAACATATTTTCTTTTTCATAAGTAATTATATTTCTTTTTTTATTTTTTGTCAAACCACGCAGTATGTATATTTGGAAACAATTCGCTTGCTATCTTATCAATAGCTTTAGCATAAAGCATAATCTCATACTGAGATTCTGGCTTATCTCTAAGTTCAATAAAGTTAGCTATCGCTTGAAATGAAGCGGTCCAATAAACTTCTGTATATAAACTTAATGGAAGAACCATTCTTGCTTGTTCTCTAGCAACTCCCCAGTCAATCAATTTATAGTATAAATCAAAAATATAGTTCATTCCATGCCTAAACATTTCGCCTAAAGCCACTTGTTTATCGTCTGGTAAATTTCCATCAGATGCTTGTTTATTATCTTTAGATTGTTTACGCCATTTTTCAGGAGTATAATATTCATGAATAGTTTTATATCTCAAAGAAAGTTCATTCCAAGCATGATCTTTTGTTGGATAAGAAGAAGTAGTTTCAATTCCAACTACATGTTTATAAAGCTGTCTCATAACAAACTCCGGAGCCTTTATATGAAATTGAATCATAATGTGCCTAAATGGGCTAAAATGTTTATTCTTGGCTAAATACTTTACAAGCTTGAAATCTTTTTCATCGAAAATCTTTTTTTCTTCACCAAACGAAACTTTGGCAGCATTTACTACAGTTAGATCGCTTCCAAGCTTATCTACTACTTCTATAAAACCTTTGTCCAATATTTTCATTCTTTTTCCTTAAATCCTATTTTTTTTTCTTTGCCTTTTATTTCCTGTTTTAATAAATCAGATTTAGCTGCTACCTTAATAAGGGATAAACTATCTTTTGAACCAAACCCACTTATCTCAATAGATTTTTCGTTTTTATCATTTCTAATCTTAACATAACCTTTCATTTATTTATTCCTCTTACTAAATATCTAAATTTTCCTTTCGTGTAAAGTTCAATAATAAAAGTAGGATCAATATCAATACCCACTATAGCTTTATAAGAAAACATACGAACTAATGTTTCTATTTTTTTACTTACCATTTTTAAATACCTTTGGCAACGTGCACTTTACGCATATTATATTTTTATCTTTATCTAAAAAATCTAAATATACCTCTTCAAAATAAGCTTTAATGTTTATTATGTTTTTTGAGTATTCAGAATTAAATAAATAAGATAATATTTCTATTTTTTTATTTTTCATAACATAAAAAAGCGACTATTTACAGCATTTTTTTCAAGATAACAAACTTCAATAAATCTAACATAAATACCAACATACATTATTCTTTCTAAAGAAAACAAATAAACTAATCTTTGTATTTTATTATTCACCATAAAAATACTACATTTTTAAAATCTCTTAAATCTTTTTTCATGTTAGGCTCTATTACTTCTTCAAAAATTTTATAGCGATTAGCAAGTCCTGAACCAACTTTGGAAATTAAATAAATTTTATCAGGATTTTTTGCTATGTTATCTATCAACTTTCTTATTTCTTTTTTATATACTTCTTTATATCCATCTGGTTCATAAAAAGCATCATCATTATAACTTGGGTATCTTTTAGTAATAAACCCATAAGAGTTCGGCTCATCCCTAAATGCCGCTCCTCCTTTTTTTCCTTTCCTTACTACATTATCGCCAAATATAAAAATCACATTCGGGTGTTCTTGTAAATATTCTTTACTTATTACTTTTGATATTATATCAAAAACATCATCAGCTTTTCCCGCAATCATTTTTTATCCTCTTTCATTAAAGGACATTTTTTAGGAAATCCTTCATCACATTCCGGATGAGAGATTATATAACCACCATAATTTAACTTTTACTTTCACATAAGATAAGTTAAAAGAAGCTTTATTATATTCTTCATCATTGCAGCCATGCTCAAACCATTCTTCAAGAAATTCTTCTTTTAAAGAACTTTCTTCATTAATTTTATTTTGTACCCATAAAATAAAAGCTTTTTTCATTTTATTTCCTTTATTTAACTATTTTATTATTGTATATATTATCCAAAACATTATTATAATTAAAAATATTTCTACAAAAGTCATATAATTCTCTCATTTATGATACTATACCTTTTTCCGTTAGTTTATGATGCTGATAGTTAACAGAATACATTATTCTTATTCCAGTTCTATCATTTCTATTTTTATCAAAATACACAAACAATTGTTCCTTTTTCTTATCGTTTGCGGTTTGGCTAAGTGTTAGAAATATATCTGCTGTATCATAAATGCCTCGACTTTCTGCTACATCTTTTGCAGTCACTAAAGCTTTACTTCCGCCACGATCGCTCATTCCACTTCTATTTATTTGACAAGCAGAAATAATAGGAACATATAAGCTTTTTCCTATATTTCTTAGTTCTTCCGTCACGGTCTTATAATACTTATAACTATCTGAACTGGATAAACTATTGTCATTTGTATTCATTATCAAAATATAATCAACAATAATTAAATCTGGCTTCCATCTATTATATCTCCATAAATCATTTATATGAGCCATCAAATCATTAGAACAAACAGCATTAGAGTTATATTCTTTTACAATCAAATCTCCAGTCGTCATAGCAGAAACTTTTTCAATTTTCTTCATCATATTTTTTTCATCAAGTATAATTTCTTGCTTACTCATCTGTGCTATATTTTGAAAATATCTCATTGATAATCGTTCTTCGGAAGTTTCAAAAGTATAAACTAATACTTTCTTTCCGCTCAAAAAACAATTTACGCCTATATTTCCTAAAAATCCTGTTTTATAACTTCCGGGTATTCCTGCGAATATAGTTATTTCTTTTGGATGAAGTCCTCCATCCATCAGCTGATCTAGATTTGAAAAGCTGGTTTCAATTTTTGCTTCTTGGTCTAGCCTTTTTATTCTATTCATATTTTCTTCTACATTTCTAATAGAAATACCCAAATCAGTATCAAAGTTTATTCTTGTAGCCTCTTCTACTCTATCAGCCATTTTAGCAAAATTTCTATTTTCTATATCAACTTGAGCTAGCATAATAGCTTCATAAGATTTTGCTTCTTTTATAAACTCTTTTGTTTCATGCTCAATGTATTCGGCATCAATATCTTTGGCAGATATTTTATAAACTTTATCTACAATAGATTGTAGTAAAATTTTTAGTTCTTTATCTTCTATTTTTTCAATCATAGAACATAAAGTTTCTTGCTTAGGAAATGCTTCAAACTTATCAAAATACTTACAAAATATATTAAAAATCACTTGGTTTTTTTCATCGTTGAAATATGATTTCTGTTTTGCGTTTTTAGTAAATAAATATTTTTTTATTTTTAGAAAGAAGCCAGCATTTATTTGGCAGTACGCCAAAATCATCTGTTCTAAAAGATTAGAAGGGATGTGAAGATTATTCATTAGTTCATTTTAGATTATTTTTTTATTTTTGTCAAGATAAAAGATTATATTTATCTCTAATCCAGTTGTCTAGTTTTAATTCTTCGTTGCCAGATAGTTTGGTTTTAGTAGCTTTTTTAGCATACATTATTATTTGATTTACTATTTCATCTTCTGCTTCGCCATGCCCATATTCTATATACCATTCATATTCATCATCAAATCCTTCTTCTTCCCAGTCAACATCTATCCAATTTAGTATTTCATCATCAAGCAATTCAGCTACTTTCATTTCATTATAGTTCTTGCTTATCCATTGCTTTATTATTTCTATATCTTCGTTTAGAAAATCTTTTATTTTCATTTTTTAGATACTTTATA